TTGTTTCACAATTGAATAACACGCACTAGGATTATATCCAGTGAATGATGGGTTATGCCTTCCCAGTAAAAAGCGACTGGTAAAAATACCAGAGGAGAATACTATGTCTAAATCTACAAACAAAAAAATCAACTTCGATTCTATGAACAGTGGTGTAATTGATGACCTCAGAACCTTTAAACAGGTTCGGTTAGAACTGGCACAGAAAGCTAATGACTTTGCACTTGCCAGAAAACCGCTCCAGGATAAGCTGGACGTGGCTATCTCAACAGGTGATGTGGAGCTTTCTAAGTCTCTGTCCGCTGAAATTGAGGCTCTTACTAAAGGTTATAAGGCTGAGGTATCACCTATCAATGAGGAGCTGAACCGTGTTCTTGGTCTCGTACCACAGGGTATGTACGACTGTTACCTTAAAAAGATTAACGAGGGTAAACGTGGCGAATATCTCCAGGCTTGCCAGGAGTTCGTCCGCAGATTCGGCGCAAAAGGTACAGATACTGCCATTAATAAAATGGCTGAAAGACTGTGTGACCTTGTAGGTATTAAAGCCTCCAGTAACAAAATGATTCTGGAGAAAAACCAGTTCACAAGTCTGTACTCCAAACGTCAGTTCAACAAAATGTGGATGAGCGCATTCTGTGACTATGCACTGGCTGAAATTGATAAATCAATCAAAGCTGAGGCTGAGACTAAACAGGAGGTGGCTTAATATGGTAGCTATAGTTAAGATTTCTGACAGCGTAAGTGGCGTAGTAACTCGTAGAAAAGCCACGGAGTACCTTCTTGGTACTCCTTTAACCACTTATCAATGGATGTGTATTCAGCAGGACTGGAAAGCGTTTGCTGATGATCCGTTGAAATATGTAGACACGGCAGTTGTAGACATGGTAAAAGATTACGTGTCTAATATCCTGTAATCAAATAGGCACGTTGGGTTTAGCCCTACGCCTCAACGTCAAACGTGCCATTCGTAACTCGTAAACCGCAGCATTTATGATCCAGGGGCATAGTCTACCCTTTTATGAGGAGGTGAAAAAGGTTCTTGCATACACTCTTTGCATAATTTATAATTAAGTGCAGGAGGTAGTTTGACTATGAATATGCAGGAAAAAATTGAAGGGGCTTTAGCCCATGCAAATATGTCCAAGACTGAAATGGGTAAAAAAGCCTTTGATGTGACACAGCAGACAATCTGTACAAGAATATCACGCGGTAAATTTACCAAAGAGGAACTTGAGCAGATTGCTCACGCCATGGGAGCAGAATACGTTTGTTATTTTGAGTTCCCAGATGGCAAAAAATTTTAATTATTACAGTCAGCAACAAAAAAGGATCTACGTTATTAGTGGGTCCTTTTTTGTTGTCCAAAAATTCACGCCAACATAGTACAAAGGCAAAGTACAATCCACGCACACCACGCAGTCACGCATACCCCAAAACTGCAAAAAATCTGCAGCTTAACCCCTGAGCTGTAGATGCCTCTCCCTTAGTGTGTACGGATAGATAGCGGTTCGATTCCGCTTGTGGGCTTTGATTTCCATAAGGGAAATCAAGGTTTTCTCTTGACAATACAACAAATATGATGTACTGTTATATATAAGAAAAGGCAAAAGGAGAATATACTAATGACAAGAACTTTTATTGAAGTACCAATTTTTACAAAGAAATGGAAAGAGCTAGGTTTTACGGATGAAAATTTAAGAGAACTTCAAAAAGTGTTATTAGATGATCCTAAAGCCGGAGATGCTATCCAAGGAACTGGTGGACTGCGAAAAATCAGAATTCCAATGGAAAACAAAGGAAAAGGCAAACGAGGCGGTGCAAGGGTTGTATACGTTGATGTCGAATTAAAAGAGAGTATATATTTTATCAATGTATACAGTAAAGATGAAAAAGCAGATTTAACACCAGATGAAAAGAAAGCATTTAAAGCAATTATTAAATTCTTAAAGGAGGAATAACCATGAGTAAATTTTTTGATGACACAATGCAAGGGTTACTTGAGGCAATTGAAATTGAAAAGGGAAATGTACCTCTTAAAGAACGCAAGGGAATGCCAGCGCCAACTTATTATGTAACTGATACGGATAAAACTCTTATCAGCAAAGTAGTTGAACTTAGAAAAGAGGAAAACATTTCTCAAAAGGAACTGGCAAAATTAATTGGAACTTCTCAACAAAAAGTCTCCAGGTTTGAACAGAATGAACACAGCGCGTCTGTTAAATTTTTTGCAAACATAGTTGATGCACTAGGTTATGAAGTACAATTTGTAAAGAAAGGTTGATATAATGCCATTTGTAGAAGTAGACGTAAAAAAGCAAATTGAAGAAGAAAGGGAAAATGATCCTAAATTTAGAAAGGCGTGGGACAAAAGGCAAATCAGAGAAAACATAAGCCCAAGAGGTTCTTCTTTCGACGATTTCTTAAGGGAAATGTATCAAGATCCTAAATTTAGAGATTCATGGTATGACTTGGCTGCTGATAAAGATATTGCAAGTGCAATTATTGACGAACGAAATGAAAAGGATTTATCTCTAAAGCAATTTGCCAAGAAAGCAGGAATGTCTAAAAAGAAACTGATTAAAATTTGTGAAATGGGTAACAATCCATCACTAAATCAGCTAAAGAAAATTGCCAAGGGAATGGATAAAGTTCTTAGAATAGAATTTGTTTCAAAAGACGAATTTGACAAACAAGTAATGGAAAGATGAAAAGATAACACAAGAGAGTCTATCAATTAGATAGGCTCTTTTTTAATGCCCAAAAATAATTCTCATTTTTCAGAAGGGAGATTGTGTTTATTATGTCAGCTCCAAAAACTACCACAAAATAAAATTACATTCTAAGAAGGGAGATCATAAAATGAAAAAACTTCTCGTAGCTGCAACATTCGCAGCATTAATAATTACCACAACAACCACAGTTTCCGCAAAGGCAAATGTTCGGTATAGTACCGGAATTGTAACCGGTGCAAAAACAATTACAACACAGGACGGTAATATCTGGCGTACAAAGCGAAAACTTCATCTCTGCAAGGGAGCTAACGTCCAGGTTAAATTTGACACTAAGGGAACTAGGCGGAAAAAGGATGATACAATCCTTAAAGTTTCCAAAGCTCCAAAGGCAAAGCAGGCGAAACCGGAAATCAGTATTCCGATTTCTGATATTGCTCTGGTGTACACAGATTCCCTGGGCTACACCACATTACAGCTGAAAGATTACGGCTGCGTTGCTGACGATCCTAACAATATCAGCTACCAGGAAATTAAACAAATGGTCAACTCTTATTACGTCTCCGTAAGGGAAGCTACAGATTCCGTGACGGTAACAGAGCCAAACGGAAATAGCTGGACAGTAAGAAAGTGAGGTATTTACAATGTCAGAGTCAGTTAAAAACTATAAAAAAGAGGCAATTAGTATTGCAAGGGATTTTCATTACTCAACTAGTATCCTTGCACGTCTCAACAACGCCACAACGGAAAGCGAGATCTGCCGACTGATGATCGAAGGCAGACACACAAAACGGTATTATTAAACGCATTATAATAAGGAAGCTTTTCATTCCATCTACGGTTCGTAGGTGGATTTTTTAATATAAAAAGTTTCCGATTTTGGAAGAGAAACACAAGGAGGTGTAAAGCAAATGGTTAGAACATGTGCATTAGTTGAGCGAAAATATGACAAAACTAAAGCTGTCGTAATTTTTGATCGCTGCGAGGATGGTTTTCCACTAAGCATAATGATGTTTGAGTTTGTAAGAGAAAACTATCCGTATAAGTACCCTTCGCCGTTTGGGGATATTAAAAATATCTCATGTGATACGGCAAGAAATGAGAAGGAAATGAAAGAGAAAGGATGGGTGAAACTTACAGATGAAACGCAAATATTATAACTGCGAACTTAAAGAGCTGGATGCTCAGAAACTCAAGGCAAAACTGAAAGAAGAGGGAATTGAATTTGAGTCATCTGGTGTTGGCTTGCATTATACACATTTTGAAATTCTGTGCAATGACGCAGAAGTGGGAATCATTGATAACTTTTTAATGGAACTGTAATGGAGGTATAAGGCAAATGGTAGAGGTATTAGCAACAATCAATACTACTGAAAAATCAGTAGGAAGAGTATGCAACTATTTGACAAACAGAAGAGTGAAACACAGAGTAGTTTCATCTGGCAATAACATGCAGATCAAATTGCTCACAACTCGAAGCGAAATCTCAGCAATAAATAGATTCTTGGAAAAAGAGGTAAATTAAAATGGGAGCAGAAGCTTTAAACTATGATTATGATGTTATTGATACACCAACCGAAACACCGACAACAGACAAGATTGTTCGGTGCTTTACAGATAGCGAGCTTAATGATGAGCTTGCTAATCTGTTAAAAGATTCTTTATCTGGAGTACGCAAGGCAAACTTAGAAGATCACGGTTTAGAAATCCGTAAAAGAAACCGTGAGTTAATCATCAGAGAGAAGAAGAAACAGAAACTTCTTTCTATAGTTGAATTGTCTATGATGATCTTTGTGTTATTACTGGTTCCGGTTTTAGGAACTGTGATTGTAAGGGAAACTGTATATTTATGGTTGTATATTATCACAGGACCAGTCGCAGCTTATTTAGCGAACCAGTTAAGAAAAATGTAGGAGGAGGTATAAAAATGTATAAGAGAAAAACTGTAGATTGTTACGCCATTGAGGGGTTTTACGAAGGGTATGGCTGGGACATTGAATGTAATTGTGAAGATTATAAGGATGCAAAGGTACAGTTAAAAACATATAGAGAAAACGTTAATTATCCAGTTCGGATTAAAAAATGGAGAGAGAAAATTAAGGAGGCATAAGGCAAATGGAACTGAAAAAGTATATTACCTACGAGGAACCATTGGAAGGAAAAAGTTTTACAATCAATCAGCTTCATGAGGTTTACAGAGATCTTGTAGACAAAGAAGAGTATCAAGATTTTGACTGTTGGTTTACCGATATGTTAAAGTCTGGAGTTTTTAAGGAGGTGTAAGGCAAATGACAGATTTGAAAGAAATTGCAAAAATTTGGGATGGAATTGTTGAAATCTATAAAGAAACTATTCCGCAAAACAATCCAAAGGTAACAGTAAGTGCAATTTACAAAAAATTCGGTAAGGCAAAGGCAAATGAAGCTTTTGCAACAATCGCAGAAATCAAAAAACATGATGGCAGAATCAGTCAAAGAAACAGAAAGAGACTGTCATCTATTCAGGTTAATCCAGATTGTACTGTATGGGATAGGATGATTAATCCGATGATCGGAACGGATTTAGACTATATCCATACTGCGCATATAGATAATATGATTACAGAATTGGAGGTGTAATAATGGGTAAGCGAACCACAAAATCATGGGATAAGAAACAGGAACGAAGGCTCCGGTCTTATCTCAAGGCAAACGGTTATTTGTACATCTGCTCAAAAGGCAGCCATGACAAATACCGGTCAACAATTACAGGAAACAACGTAGAGGTAAACAATCATATTAATAAGATGGTTTGGAAACGAACCATTGAAGAGGTCGCAGATGATCTCAAATCAAAAGGCTACAATTACGTTCCTTATGAGCGTGTTCGGTAGTCTTTTTTTATTGGGAAAATTTTGAAAATTGAATAATGGATGCCATAAGGCAAATTGAAAATACATTGATGAATAAAGGAGAATAAGATTATGACAACAGTTAATATGAAAGATTATGTAAATGGAAACGTAAATGAAAATAAGGCAGTACAGGAAGTTATTGGAAAGATTAGTAAGGCAGAAACTAAAGTTAGTGCAAATGTTATAAATACAGTTGTTCCGATTCTTGGAAACAAAGAAAGAACATTAGAACAAAGAGCTGAGGATATTGGAGAGCTTAAGGGAATTCTTGCATCTTCTATTGCATCAGGTTTATCAAAAGTTATACTTAAAATTCCTGTAAGATTACTTGCAATGGATACAGCATATCAGATTCCAGAACGAACAGAAAGAAGTTTGGGAAAACTGTTAAAAGAATGGGACTATGATTCATGTGATCCATTACTTGGTGTACCACATTTTGAAGATGGATACATAGCAGTTGTTGATGGAACTGGTAGAGTTCGTGCATCTAATGTTATTGATAGTGACAAATACGAAAAACTTGATGTTACTGTCCTTTTAAAAGCTCCAAGTGACCCAAATGAAAGACAGAAATTTGAAGCTAAAAAATACGAATATCAGAATTCTGGAACAGAGCCATTAAAAGATTATCAGAAGCATGGTGCAAGATTAATTAGAGAAGATCGCCCTACTATGTTGCTTGAAGAATTAAAGCACCAGTATGATTTTGACTGGGTTTTAAAGAAAGGTCAAAGAGAGGGTGGAATTCTTGGTTCATATCCTTACACAAGAGAATTGTGCGAGAAATATGGAAGAAGCTGTATGGAATATATTCTTGATATTTGTAAAAAGTCAGGCTTTAACCGTCTTTCAAATGGATATTCAAGATGTGTATTTAAAGCGTTAAGGGATATGTGGAGATATTATGCAAGTGATAGAAATAAGACTGAGCAGTTTTTATCAGAATATTTACACGGAAAAACACCTGCACTCATTAAAGCAAGATCAAAGGTTGCATATGAATATCTTGACGCTGATGCAGCATTTAGTTTTTACATAGAAGATGCAATTGTTGAAAATCTGCATTTACAGCAGACTAGAAAACTTTCAGATGATGAACAGAAACTTGAAGTTATTCGCAAATTTGCATAACAAACTTTACATAAACTAAGAAGTAGAGGGTAGCAAGCGAAATTAAAACTTGTTGCCCTCAAATTATATAAGCAAGAAGGGAGATAAAAATTATGGCATCAACAATTGAAGCAACACCAAAAGTTTATAAAAATGTTCGGTCTTACTTCGAAAGGGAACTTAAAAATTACGAGGTAATCTTAGTTAGACAAAAAATAACTGAAGATTACTTATATAGAGTAATAGCACAAAACAAGATTACCGGTAAATATGCAGTATGGACATGTTGGAATGAAAGTACACAGTCGTTGAATTTTGGTCATTACGACCTCACAAAAAAAACAGCGATTGATATTTTGTTTTGCAAAGGAGAGTGGAAGATGTGAAAATTAAAGATTTAAAGTTTGAAAAGATCCAGAATTATGATCCTTATAATGATAGAGCAAAGAGCAATGGGATGGTTACAGAATGGGTGGCCAGGAATAGTTGGGGTAATGCGGTAGCTTTTGGGTATACAAAGGCTGAGTGTGTAGCAGATGCACGTAGATATTGTAAAACTAAGGATAGTGGGACTATTGATTAGTAATATGAGAATGCAAGAAATTGCAGAGGTACTTGCAAGTAGAATTGCAGAGTATGATCCAGATTTTGCAAAAGAAGTTTTTATTGATGATGAGGATCTGTAGAGAGCAGATAAAATGAAACTTTTAAGGGAGGAAAATAAAATGAAGAAATTTGAACTTACAACAGAAACTAAAATTAATATTTTTGGTAAAAAACTTTTTAGAATTAAAGCACTTATTTCTTTTGGACCTATATCTGCTGGAGAAAAAGGAGGATGGGTAGAAAAAGAAGAAAATCTAAGTCAGTCTGGCAACGCATGGGTATTTGGCAACGCAGAGGTATATGATAATGCATGTGTACGTGATAATGCATGTGTACGTGATAATGTATGCGTACGTGATAATGCATGTGTACGTGGCAACGCATGTGTACGTGGCAACTCAGAAGTATATGATAATGCATGTGTACGTGGCAACGCATGTGTACGTGGCAACGCATGTGTACGTGGCAACGCAGAGATATCTGGCAATATAGAGATATCTGGTGACGCAGAGATATCTGGTAATGCATGGGTATCTGGCAAGCTGCATTAAAAAGAGATTTAACCGCAGAAGAAAAAACACGATATATTAAAGAAACTGCCCACGAATGTATGATGTTAATGATTGGGTTAAGTTGCTCATTGGATGAAGCATATAATACGCTGATGAATTAAAAACGGAGGTAAGGTAAATGAAATGTGATGAATGTACATGCACTTATGAATCATGTTCTTGTAAATTGCCAGGTTCAAAATGTGCTTACGAAACTGATGACAAAAAAGATGATGGAGCAAGAAAAAATGAAGAAAAATAAACCGAGATGGAAAGATCTTCCGTTCTATGAACGATTTGCTAGGACTTGTAAGCGAAATGGTTCTGCTGATTGGATGGTAGAACATATTAGAGAACGTGGTAAACAAAAAGAAAAAGAAGTAAGAGAAACGGAGGACAAATAATATGAGCATTACAAAATTGATCGAGTTACTTCCAGATAGCGTCAAGTGTGACACTGTAGATTTTAAAGATGTTCGGTTGATGGATGGTCGTAGCGCCATCCGTGTTACTATTGACAGACTTCTTACCCAGGAAGAGAAAGATAAAATGACCAGTAAGAGATTTGTTGGTCTTGACTGCGTAGGTTTTTACAAATATGCACCGGAAATCAGAAAATCATATTTCTATGTGGTTTAGTGAGGTAAGGGGAAATGATATCCTGATTGGTTAATTGAATGTATGTAAATAGAAAGTGGGTGAAGTAAAATGGGTAATTTTTACAACGTTCCTGGTGTTGAATTTATTTATCATAGTAATATATATTACCCAGATGTTCGGTATAAAAACAGATTGTTTAATTACTGGGACTTAGAAAATGCCTTGTATGAACAGTATATAGAAGAAGGTAATCCAAGAATTAATAGTCCAGCATGTGATGATAAACAATTTAGAGATTGGATAGCAGATGATCCAGATACGGTATATGGATATTTGGATGATTGGATTATGTCTCTTAAAGAAGCAGAATGGGAAGATCGAAATTTAAAAGGTCTTCTTAATGATGGAGAAGAAATTCTTTATTACAAATTTACTGGTGATTACTTATGGAGAGAATGCATTATTAGTAATGGAAGCGATGATATTACAGGAGCTTTGGAAGATACTCTTCATAGAATCCTAGACAATGGTGGAACTAAAGATGATGTTTGTAAAATTATGGGAGCTATCATTCCAAGCGAAAGTGAAATGAAAGAATTAGAGGAGTTTAATGAATATATTTCTATTGATCTTGGATATGTAATTCCTGGACTAATAACAGAAATAATGAGGTAATGGAAAATGAAATTATATTATGCATCTGTAATTATACAAGATAGTGAAAATAGTAAGCCATGGTTATGCTCAATGCAAGACAGTTGTACAACCATTAAAGATGCAAAAGAAATTATATTAAAAGCAAGAAAAAATTTTCGTGTATTATCTTCATGGATTGATACGTACGATGGTGCTAATAATAAAATTACAGTCTTTCATGAATGCTATGTAAATTTTATTGGTGAAGTAGAAAGACCGAAGGAGGTAGATGATTGAATGAAATACTATGGAAAAATTACATATGAAATTGACGAGAATCATCCGGATGTAAATTATGTTGCCGGTGGTTGGCACCAAGGAAAAGTGTTTGAGTATGAAGATACTTACGGATTTGACGAAAGACTATATTCACCAGAAGATTACGACATGATTATCAATTATATTAAAAAGGATTTAAAACTTGTCGCAGGTGGTGGACATAACACAGATCACATTCACAACGTAAAATTTGAAATTCGCAGAATGGCATAAAACGGAAATTTTAAGGGGGAATTTTACATGCAATATATAGTACTCGAAAGAAAAGTTTACGAGCGTTACTCTGTTGTTGATGCAGATGATCCGGAAGAAGCAAAAGAAATTTCTAGAAATAAATCATATGAGAATGATGAACCAGCCACTTATGTGGGAACCGAATATATTGCGTCAGAAATTTTAAGAGCAAGAAAGGAAAATTAAAATGAAAAAGTATAGTGTAACTTATCACGAAACATATGAAGAAAATTATGAAATTGAAGCAAACTCGCCGAAAGAAGCAGTAGAAATTCTTCTAGAACGAATTAGAGAAGGCAAAGAAGATGGTCCAGAGAATTGCAGTGATAGCTGGGCTGATGTAACAGAACTATAAAATCCGCATTTTGTAAGGGAGATGAAAACATGACATTCGAGGAAGCGAAAAAGAGACCAGACTATAAGTTTGTGCTTAATGGAATTGAAAGTGATATTGAAGATATTCGAAATAACTACATGAAGAGGTTATATGAGAATGGTGATCCGGAAAGAGGAATTGCTATTCTTGAAATCGGTTATGTAGACATTGAGGTAAATTTAATGACATACGAACAGGTTGGAGAGCATCCTGGAGATAAACGTCCGATTATCAATTATTTTTCATGTATTAAATGTGGAGATAATGAAGATGATTGGAGATCTGATGATTATGTCGATCATGATATTAATGTAAATTGGGTTTTAGACAACTGGGCAGAACAGCTTGAAAGGGATATGTTTGAAGCTCTTAATAAATATGTTGTCCAAAAAGGTTATAGTTATGATCACGCTAATTAGTAAAGGAGATAAAAATTATGACAGTAGATCAGTTGGTTAAATCTTTAATGCATTACGATCCGGATGCAGAAATAGTTATTTTTGATAGACACACCGGCGAACCATATGAATATTGTTTTTCTTTTGAAAATGAAAATGAAGGAAAAAAACAAATAATGATTGAGGTTGAATAATAAAATTCGTATTTGATCGGAGGAGAAAAATGGAATATTCAAAAATTGTAAAAAAAGAATGCCCAATGTGCGGTAAAACATATTTTGTTAAATTAACAGAAGTTGAATATGATCAGTACAAAAAATATATTGCATACGGAAGCTTGATTCAGAATGCCCTTTCAAACACAAGTCCAACAGTAAGGGAATTTTTGAAAACTGGGTATTGTCCAGACTGCCAGAAATTATTGTTTGGAAAATGTGAGCAGAAAGAATTGTTCTTTTCTTATGACGATATTAGAGAAGATGTTACAAAAGAGTTCTGTGAAAGGCATGAAAATATATTAGATGCTCTCACGTCTGATGATGCTGATGTTTTGACAGAAGAAGAGTGGCTATTACTAATGTATGAGTTTTAGTGAAAGGAGCAATGGAAATGGCATATTATCATAGTCCAAAAGAGTATGAAGCAAAAACAGGAAAACGTTTTTCTGATAAAGGAGCATCAATTCACAGAACTGGATCTGTAAAGGGAATGGTTAAGTTAGGATACTGGGATAAAGATGCAGACAAGGTAAGATGTGGAAGCTACATTTATCTGCAAAATAATTTTAGGTAAAAATTATAATCTACGGAGGTATTTTAATGTATAGAGTAGAGTGGATCGATGATGAAGGAAATCTTAAAATTAAAAGAGGTTTTAAAAAATCAGAACTGGCGCATCTGTGGATTGAAAAGATGCATTTAAAAATAGACAGTTTCCCAATGGTATTTTATGAGGGAGAGGGAGAAAACGATGACTAAATTAGAAAATATGGCAGCCGATGAATTTAAAAAGTTGCCGAAAAAGAAACAGAAAGAGATTAACAAGGCAAAACGCATTCCGGTAGCAAAACCTGGACATGAGTTTAATAAAAGTAATGTTCGGTGTAAACGCTGGAATACGGATGAGTGATGGAGGTACTACATGAAAGGATTTGATTTACCTGTAATGGATGGAACACGAAAAAGTTTTTATGGAAAGGCAAAAGTAATTGAACACGATAATGGAGATATATGTCTGATAAGTTATTCAACATTGGTTGCTAGAATACATAATGGAAATTTTGAGAAGTTATGGGATGGATATAGTGCTACAACAATGCGGCATATAAATTCATTCCTTTTATTTTACAATCTTCCAGGTGGTGGAAAGTTGTGGTGGAATAAATTAGAGGTGGTGGCATGACTGAAAGAGAGAGAAATCTAATTAAAAGTAACCTAAAAGCTTTCGTACATAATTTTGGAACAGTTCGTATTGAGAAAGAAAATTGTGGTAAAGGCTTTTATGTGTTTTATCCGGAGGATAGTGATTCATATATCCAGTATTGCTATAGCATTGAGTACCTGGATGGTTGGCTTTATGGATGTGTTCAAGGAAAACTAAGATTAAAATTAAATGATGAAAGAGAGCGTGAGTTGTATGGTTAAAAGATTTAGAAAACCAGATACGGTTGAAGCATACAATGCTGCCGGATTCAGAGAGAGATACGCAATGGAAAATGGAAATAAAAGTACAGTGTATCTAAATGGACATAAATGTTACAAGTTTACATATTCAAAAGATGTTGATTATCAGGATGCTAATGGAGCCTTATATGATACTGTCGAGAAAAGATGGAGGGCTTAATATGTTAAAAGATATTAAAGATGCAAAAGAAATTAGCTGCTATGACGCACTGACAGGAAGATATACTGGTGAAGAGGACGGTTGGCAGAAATGGAAAGATTTAGATGAAGATACAAGTTATGAAGTGTTTTGCTTATGTCGTGAATTTGTAGCAAAAACAGCTAGGGGAAATCGGAGAACAAGAATTATGAATAAAGGAAAAAATTATGTTGAGCCTTGTGGAATTCTCAGAAGACTTGCATATAACTTTAAGAGAGGTGAAATTGAGTATACTGCTGGCAAGATTACAATGAAGAAATGAAAACATTAAGAGGAATTTTTGATTAAAGGAGGATAAAAATATGTTTAAACTTACAATTAATACAGGTAATGCAGCTTTTCACGATGAGTATAATGATGATAAGGCTTATGACAAATACTGTGAGGCAGAAGAAATTTCCAGAATTTTAAAAGAAGTCATTGATAAACTTGAGTATGGTTGTGAGTCAGGCGTTTTAATTGATATCAATGGAAATAAAGTTGGAGAATGGAGCCGGTAAAAGGGAGGTTTTACAATGAGAACGATAATCAAAAAGTTCAATGTTTACCAGTATTCTGAACTATCTGATGAAGCGAAAGCAAAAGTTCGGAGCTGGTATATTGATGATCCGGTAAGATCAGAAGAGCTAACTTTTTTAATTAATCAAGATTTAAAGAACTTGTTTCTTAACAGTGACCTTAAAGTTGAATGGTCTTTATCATATTGCCAAGGTGACGGAGTAAATGTTTACGGTAATTTATGTTTTATGGATTTGGTAAATATGGTACAAAACCATTTGTGTGGAGATAACTACAAAGCTTTTGAGAATTTCTTTTCATGGAAGGAAATTAAAACTGCAAAGTTTTATTCTGAATATTGTGGCGATGTAAAATTACCATCTAATAGAATGGGATATACGTATTGTTATGTCAGTCAAATTGATCTCGAAGCTGATTTTACATATGAGATGTCACATTTTAGGAATATCAATTTAGATTTACTAGGCAAAATGGAAGCTTATGTCAAGATGGTAATTAGGAAATACTGTTTAGATTGGGAAGAAATAGGTTATAAATACCTGTATGAACCTGATGAAGAAGAAGTTGAAGAAGCTTGTGATGGAAACGAATGGGAGTTTCTTGAAGATGGAACATATTATGCAGCATAAATTATAAGACAACTGGGAAGTACATGGTACCAGTTGTCTTTTTTAGTACAAAAATGGAGGTAAGAAAAATGATTAAAATTCTTGTAAGATTAGATTTTTTCTATGACGATGAAGATGCAATTGATCAATTTATATTGATGGTAAAAAGTGGCACATCATTTGATGACGTAGAGGACGAATTGCTGAAAGCTCATAAATTTCTTTGCAAAGAAGATGAAACGGATTTGTATGGAAAATGTGGAAGAATACCACTTACATTAATTAACTATGTTTGCGAAAAAAATGGATGGAAATATTACAATTTAGAGTATGATATTGACTTAAATCTTGACTGAAAGGCAGTAAGGAAAAATGATTAGATGCGCAATGGATATATCAATTCCAGAAAATGACAAATGTGATATATGCTGTATTCATTGTAGTGATAAAAATTGTGAATATAGATGTGTTGGAGTCGATAAATGTAAAACAGAAGATGAAATTAAGAAATATTGTATTAATGCATATTAAATGGAGGTAAGAGAGAATGAACAAAATGAAAGAAATTTTAAGTCACAGTGGCAGCGCAGAGATGATGATTATTTATTATATGCTTGACAAGGGAATTGAAAATTTAAAATCCATTACAGAAGATGATATAAAAACTGTAAGAGGAAATGGGTTAATGACAGAAGAGTTTTGCCAGTCAATTGTTAGAACTGCGGTTCGGATTGCAAATGAGTGTGATACTCATGAAATTTTACAATACATCAGATGTGAAGCATGGTTTACTCCTGCAGTAAAAGAAATCGAAATATGTAAGGCAGTAAGGTCAAATTACAGTTGGGAATATTTATGTAATGAGATGGATGTTGATCCAGAAGAAACAGATTATATGAAATTAAAATTTATTGTGGAGGAACTGTAATGAACAAAACATTAGATATTACTCTTGATGAGTTATTAAACAAACTTGGCAAGACAAAAGAAGATTTAATAATGGAGTTGGATGAACTTAATAAGTGGATGGAAACAACTAACTATAGACATGGTTTTACCGGAATGGAAAGGTTCGTTTCATTAGGCTATATGTTTTATAAGAAAAAAATTTTCGAAGGTAAGGTTGATGATGTATTGAATCGTGCAGATGATTGGGGTTATGACATCAGTTGGGAAGAAGCTGAAGAAGTTGTTATATTGTTTCAAGGAATTTATGACTGTAACTTAAGTGAGAATGACCAGATTGAGAATTGTATCAAAACTGTTATACAGAAAGGAAACTGAAAAATGGCAGAAATTATTAATATGATTAACATAAGTGCAAATAGTTTTAGTGATTTGAAAACATATTTGGATAAAAAGCCTGAGTATCTATTATTCTCAAGCCCATCAGGTGCAGCATTAAAAGTTGATCTTGAACAACAGGACGAGAGCAGTTCCGGTAAAGCAAAAAATTCCGTAATTCGGTGGTGTGAACAGATTATAGAAATTGTTAATAATTATTATTCAAAAGAAAATCCAAATGCAGATGTATATTTTAATTCAATTAAACAGATATGTGAAGCAATTAAAATTGCTGCAGGTTGTGTGGAATAAAATGTAGATTTGATGGAGGCAAAAATATGCTTTTACTCTTAGGAAAGCCAGAAGCAATTAGAAAGTATATTAAAGAAATGTTGCCAGACATTGATGAGTATTCAGATGTTGTTTACTATCCAGGTAAAGAGCACTATACAGAATTTAAAATCCTTATAGAAGATCTTAAATCTGACAACCCACCTGTGGTCACAACACAAAATAAAGAGTTTATTGAATATCTATTAGAATCTGATTTAGATTTCAATGTGACGACAGCATATTTAGACGAAGATGACAAAAAACTAGCTCATAGAGACGTAACAAAGGAAATAGCAAAAGAAATGGTTTATAGTATGGGACTTGAATTACGGTAGGTGGTGAAAGAGAAATGATTACTAAAGTTGAATTTTACAACAATAAGAATGGAATAAGAATTATTATTCCAATGAATTTTGATATAGACACTGATAGTTTAAATATTGATCAAAGATGCCTTGCGTATGAAGAATTATCAAACTATGTTAGTGACGATTTTATTCACAATACAGTAATTGCAAGTGCAGAATAATGGAGGTACAGAAAATGAAGATATTAGCATTTTGCGATGTTGACAAGGGAATTTTAAAAGATGCAGCAGGTCACACTTACATAGACGATGACGATTATAGTGTAGATGATATTCTTGAAGATTTTGATAATGAATTTAACTGGCTCAATCAGTCCGGTGTAAATCTTGATGGATTTACAGAATTTGATTCTTACGAAGAAGACGAAGAATATCAGGCATACATATTTAGATATGGATCTGGATATGTGCCAAGCGGAAAAGCTACACTTAACAAAATGTTATGTGAAGAGAGATTGATGAAACGTTTGCATGAGCTGTCAGAAGAGAAATACGATGTAACTCGATATAAAATCTTGAAGAGAACAGTGTACACGGTTTGTACAAAATACGAGGAGGTGTGCTGATTATGACGACAAGAGAAAAGATTAGGCAAGTAGAGCTGTTAAATACCAGTACTCCTGAAGGTATAATTATTGATTCAGACACAATTTTGGCTGATTTGTTATCAAATGTAGATAATGAAATCTCAGGTTTCTCACAAGATATTTTTAATATTTATAAGAGAAGTAAGGATAAAGATGCTGTAAAACAAATGTTCTTTGAATTTACAGATACAGAATTTGATGATTACTTGGATAAATGTATGAAAGAAATCACGAGAGGTAATTAAAATGAGAAAAACCACAACGAATGATAGTCAAACAGACAGAAGAATGGAGATGGGTGAAAATTAATTTGACTTAAAATTTTGAGGTAAATAAAGTATGAATTTTAAAATATATAATGAAAACGGAGTTGTAAAAATCACAAAAATATTAGGTCCTGAAAAAGAAGAAATAACTATGTTTTCAAATCTTAAAGATGGAGAGGTTGCTACTATTGAAGTTAATACTCATATTTCTAGCAATGGAAAGAAAAACAGTATAGACAAATAAAAGAGATATTTTATCGCAAAAATATTACAATATATTGTGCTCAAATTAAAAGATGAACACTATATATAGTGTATAAAAATTATTAAAGGAGAATTAAATTATGGCAAAGGAATTTATTTACACAAAAGTACATGATCTTGGAAAGATTGGTGATAAAACTGTAGAAATTGGTCACTATACAGTAGATGGTAAAGTAATGCCTGATAAAGTTTATATGGTAAATCACTTTACTAGAAGGAATGGAAGTGAAGACAGTAAGGCAACTGCAATTTGTGCAATTGGTGAAGCAAAAGAAATGGGAAAACTGCTTATGGAAATAAAATAGCAATTTTGTTCTGAAGAAGGGGAGATTAAAGTTATGATGACAATTGATCAGATAGTTGATAGTTTAGAAAAAATATCTGAAGGAACCGATTTTTCATTCGATATTAGTGAAAATAAAAATGAAGAAATAGAATTGCTCGTTAACGGAGATAATCCAGAAAGTGAGGATTGGAATTTTTATATTACAATCGAAACTCCTGAGACAGAGGAAGATTTAGCTAAAAGTCTTAGTAAAGAATTCTGGGATCTATATAACAATTATGATGTTGAGGAAAATGTTTACATGTGGCTGGGAGCAAAAAGAAATGGAACATCTGGCGTTCCAGGAGTGGTTGATCTTGTACATAACGAAGAATACAAGGAAAAAGCATTGAGAAAGTTTGCTGAAAAAATGGATTTTATGTGCTAGGTGAGGTGAAAATATGACCTTTGATGAAACTGATTTTGCAAAACGTGTACCAAAGAAAATATTAGACCGCACAAAAGAAAATATGGAAGTATATAATATGGGTTTATATGACTCGTTTAAAGAGGCTGTGCGTGAACTTTCAAAGACAGGAACTAAATTGTGGAAAGCGTGGTATTACGATGATTTTAGAGAATACATACCATGCGTTTACAATCAGAAATATTTAGATTTTGAAAAATACCCACTGAAATATAAAGATAAATAAAACAAGATTTTCATTGGAAGAATGGAGAAAAGATATGACCTATTTAGAATTAGCAAGAAAGATAAAGAGTGCATATAAGGAATTAAAGCAAGATGAAGTATATAAGTTTTACAATGTCATATGGAATAATGACCTTGGAGAGTCAGAAATTACAGTTGAAAATGATGCAGGATTTAGAGCAATTATTATTGGTAATACATGTGGTGTAAAAAAATCAAGAGGTTATATGTATTTGTTTTATACCAATGATGATACAGAATCATTTCCGACTATTAAAGAAATAGAACACAGATTAAAAGTAGTTGCAAATCAAGAAATTTTAACAAATAAAAATGCGGATTATTTTGATTGGGAACAGTATGGTTCCTTAGAAGAACAGAGAAAATATTTCTCAGAAATAATTTTGAATACGATGAAACGATGATTTGAAAGGAGGATAATATGGTTAAGGACGCAACATTTATTTCAGTTTGGGATGGTGGTTTCGAATTACTTAGCAGCTGTAAGGTAAACACAGAAACAAGAGAAGTATTTAATATTGAACAATTTGAAGATGCAGTTGACGATGATGGAGATGAGTTAGAAAACCTCATTAGAGAATATATAATTGTGAATGGTACAGAATACTGTGTTGAAAGTGCTGATTCTAAAACAGATAAAGATTATTGGTATAAATAAATTATAATATAAAGTGAATGATTGGAGTAGAATAATATACAGAGAATACAAATTTGAAAGAGCTACTTGAAGATTATGAATTATGGCAGATTAGATAGTCTGGAGGTGTGAGATATGAAATATTATAAAACAACAGAAAAAATATATGATTTTTGTAAGTCTTACATAGATGAGCATGGTTACGCTCCAACAATAAGAGAAATCGGAAAGGGAGTTGGGCTTAGTAGTACATCAGTCGTACATAGACATATGCAACGATTATTTAGAAATGGTAGGTTTGAAACAGAACATCCTGGAGAAGCAAGGGCATTCAGAGTTATATCACAAAACAGCAAATCAACAAATAAATCAATTGATAAAGATGGATTACTAGATTATATAAAGGAAGAATTTCCAGGAGTAATTGATACACATTGGAACTGGGATGTATTAGAAAATATTATTGATTATGCAACATCCAAATATAATGGAGAAGAGTTAATAAAATTTTTAATGAATATAATTCCAGAAGTTACATATGAAGAATATCTAATGTTTATGTAGAAATAAAAGTCGTATTTGATTGGAGGAAAAGTTATGACGAAAGATGAATTGCGGAAAGAATTAAAAACTGGTGTGAAATTAGAGGATATATTTGAATTTACAGATGGTCAGGATTGTCTAATCTATAAAGGGAAATTTCTTCCTGGCATTATTGGAGATGATATTTGTTACATCTCTGATCTTTCTTTAGTTGATATCCAAGTTAATAAGAGTATTGTCAAAAGTTATGAAATTGATAGCGTTATGGGTCGGTGTTATACAACAAACGACTTTATAAAAGAATGCAATGGGCATGAAAATATTGCAGAAGATTTATTTAATTATGTTGATTGGCAAACTCCTGATATTAATGATTTTATGGAAGGGTACGATGATAAGGAGCAGTTTTTTAAAGAATATAGATTTCCTATGGATGATTTGTTTGTAACAGAAAAAATGAAAGATTTATTATCCAGAATTGCAGATTTAGCAGCACAGGCTTCAGATGAGGTTTATGACGATGACGATGATAATGGAACCTATGGAATTCTTTCTCTTTGCGACCAGCTATATGAGAAGATTAATAGATACTTGGAGCGTGATAGCGATGACTAAATATCAGCAAGCGAAAAATAAAATGCGTGATCTGGCTGCAGATTGGCAGTCGGATTTTGAAAACAACAATTACTCATGGTTGGAATTACTCCAATGGCAGGAGTTTTTTAGTATCAAGGCAAAACAATATGGATTAGTAAATGAATTTCGTGAGAACGGAATTATTTGAAAGGAGAAGATATAAATGAAAGAGACAATTGAATATTTAAAAAAGGACCGGAAAGTAAATGACACTTTTATGAAAAAGCTTCAGAAAGTAGGATTTGAAATTGATTATACACGATATGGTTATTGGAATAATGTAGAATGCGTTCGGATTGGAAGAAGCTGCATACCCTTGTATGAAACACACTTTTCTGATAATGGAAATTCAGAGTCACTTGATTACAGGTATCAAAATGATGTAATTAAAGATATCTACAACGCACTTGAAAAAGAAAAGAGAAATGCCGAAGAATCAGATAAGATGGTTGACGATTTCTTTGCAAAACTTGGACTGAGGGAGGGTTAACAATGGAAAAGGGTAACAGAGCACTAATTATTGGAATTCTTTACGCCATGGATGGGAACTTACATTTTTGGCACGACTTTAATATCTTAGAAGAAGATGAAAATAAGATTTGGGAGATTCTTTCTAAATATGGTACATCCGGAATGAGTGTTAGTGGAACAAAAGATGATGTAATAAGCGAAATTAATTCTATGTATTTGGAGGATTGAGCTGTGACTGAATTAGAAAAACAGAAATGTTATAAAGCAATGTGGACTGGAATAGTAAATGGAAGAGAAGCACAAGAGGTATTTAAGCAAACAAACATTTCAGAATTACAGACGAGATTTGCAGATCAGAAAACTGGATATGCTCAGGGAACCTATCATGTACTTACTTGTATTGGTTATAAGCATCCAGATATGGAAATATTATACGATTTGCTTTAAGCGAGGTGATTATATGAAAGAAGATTGGATACGTACAGATTCTGATAGCAGTCAGTATTGTAAGGTAAATTCAGATGGAACATATAGTTTTATAGAAAAGGTATGGTTAGATACTTGCAAGGGAGATCCTGGATATCCAGATAAAGAATATACAGTAAAAACTGCTTTGATCGATCTCAATGATTATACAGAGCATGAAAAGGAATGCAATATATGCGGATATTACGATTCTCTTGAAGCATTAAGAGAAATTTATAAAGAAGATTCTGATCAGATTATTGCAGAATGCATTTTCGAAGAAATGACAGATGGCAGCGCTTCAACAACAGAAATGATGACAGAAAAAGAAGCAGATGATTATATTCAGAAATATATTTCAGAAAGATAAAATCGAGTTTTTACGGAGGTAAGGCAAATGAAAATTTATATGTTGAAAGAATATAATACGCAGCGTATTGCCTGTGTGTCTGAAGATATAAAACTGATTAGAAAAACAATGTGTGATAGAAAATATTTTGATCCAGAATACAAGGATTACCCTCTGCTTTCGATTTATGAAAATGGTGTTAAAATTAAAAGTATTGAAGGTTGTGAGGTATTAAATCATATTGCAAGAGAAATTAACAATTTGAATAAGTGAGGTAGGCAAAATGGGAACGACAGTTGGAGATTTGCTTTCATTACAAAATGGTTCTTTTGGAACAGTAAAAATATACAATAGAAAGGAAATATTTTCAGGATCTGTTAAAAAAGCCATAGAATTATATTCTAAGTACAATGTGGTGAGCTTTGGAACAAATTGGTATGAAGATTTGTGTATATATGTAGAAGATTAATATGAAATCAACTTTTTATGGAGGCTGAAATGGACAAAAGATATTGGACAGCTGAAGAAGAGAAATATATGAATAAATATTATTTGCGACAGCCTAACAAGCGAACTGCAAAAGCTCTCAATCGAACAGTTGAATCTGTTCGGAAGAAAGCTGCTAGAATGGGAATCAATACATATTATGATGGGTATCTGAGTGCTAGAGTGCTTGGAAGATGCTTTAGTACGAATGAGAGAGCGGTAAAAAGATGGGTGGAAAAATTCAATCTTCCGGCAATCAAGGTAAAAGAGCCAAACCGTACAAGATATCAGATAGATCCAGAGCAATTTTGGAAATGGGCAGATACTCACCGAAGTATAATCAATTGGTCTGGTTATGATTTATGTTCCATTCTTCCAGAACCACGTTGGGTTGAATTTGAGCAAGCGAGATATAAAACAAAACGTCATGGGCAAAGGTTTACGGACAATGAAATTGTTAGGATAAAACATATGAAGCACCGTGGATTAAATACAAAAGAAATTGCTGCAGAGATGGGAAGAACGGAAGTAAGTATTAGACACGTATTAAAAAAAATTGCATAAGGAGTGATAAATATGACGAATTATAAACCTAAACATGGCGATATGGAACTTTGGTTAATTTGCGCCGCGATTAAGGGAGATAATGATAAAATTTTAAAAATGGCTAAAAGTGAGAAAGATGGAACATATCCGGTAAAATTTGAAGTTGGCGGAATTGAATTGGACTTTTCAGTAGTTGCAAAGAGAATTGAGGATTCTATTGATGAGCTGGTTGCATCAAAAGCACAAGAATTTCTGGATGATAAATATGAAAATTTAATTAAAGGTATAAGTGATATCCAGGAACGAATATATGATCAGAAAGAGAAGTTTTTCAAATACAAAGATGAGTGAGGTAAGTAAAATGGACCGGCTTGATAAGGTAATTGGCTATTTGAAAAGTAACACAACATCGGAAAGATCCGATGGAGATCAACTTATTCAATTGGCATGTAATTGTATTAAATATGCAGATTTCTACACAGGACGTAGTTCTAAGAACTGGACAGCAAGGGAACTATTTGATGGGGTATTAACAGAGGACCAGATAAAAGAAATTTTTGATTCGGAGGTGTGATTATGGTTGACAAGCGAAATAATAATAAAAAATATGTGATGATTGTTACAAGTGAGGATGAAAGATATAATCCAAATGCTCCACATGATGGGGTTGGTGTTCAGCTCGGATTCTTTGTAGATCATCCCTGGGAAGGCAGATTTGAATGTTGCATAGATGGAGACAATTTTAGAGAGCTAAGTGAAGAAATAGAAAAAGCTGATGTTGAAGGGCTTTTTATCAGCTTTATGAGAACGAAGACGGAAATCGTATTGGATATGGCACAGTTGATTATGATGCTATCCAGGACGAGATTGATGAATACGAAGCTAAGAACATGGAAAACATTGAGGCTTTGTCATATAATGTCCAGTACGGAGATGAAATACTTTTAACAACACCACATTTAGGATACGCTGGAATGTGTAAATATTATTTTCAACAGCAGATACTTGATGGTATATTTGATGAAAACTGGAATATTAAACCGGGAGAGAGAAGATATGTCGCAAACAAAATTGTCATTGAACCAGTAAAATGATGGAGGTATTAAGAATTAAGAATGGAAAATTATTATAAACGTACTTTTGATGGTGCTGTTTTCACAGAAGAGAAATTAAAAATATTTTACCTACAAATACTAAATATAAAAGAAAATAATTTTCACGCATGGCTTAATGAGAATCTGGCTAAGGGAAATCTTAAAATTATTTCCATGATCGAGTATACAAGAAAATTGATTAATGATTACAATAGTATAAAATGAGCGGAGGTAAAATAATGGGAAGTTTTAGTTGGTTAAGAGCAGATAGGACAACAAAGAGAAGTAATATTGCTGGCGGTGATTCATATAAAATACTTATTCCAAAAGAATTTGGTGGCGGATTTATCAAAGACATATATTATGATTATGGATATGTTTTTCATGGGACAGAAAATGAAGCAGATCTATATGGGATTCTGGCATATTGGAATGGTTGCGAAGGAATGGATTATTCGTATGAGTGTGGACATTATCCAAGAACTATGGAAGAAATCCTTAAATATGGAAATACACATAAGCAGTCAAATCGCAGTATAGGAATTAGTGTTGGATGTGGTAAGGAATGTATTGATAAATTAAAATACCCTTTAAAGCTTGTTTCTGCTTCTTACAAGGGAACTTATGAAGATTGTGAAGGTCGCAGTTACAATGATCCTGAACAGGGATCTGTAAAGACTTATTGGGGTAAAGATGAATAATTCAATATACATAGAATATAACTCAATATTTCGTCCATCAAAGGAAACAATACGCAAAAATAAAAAGTTATGGGAAAATATTGAACAGAATATATCAATACAAAAATGCGATGATGGATTTGAGGCTGAGATTAAAGACCTGGATTTATCATTTTTGGATGACATAAAATGAGAGTTTGATTGGAGGATTAGTATGGACGACATAGATATTATCATAGAAGTTGATGGATGGACTATTAAGGCAAACACAGATATGATTGAAGAAGATGTGATTCGGCAGCGAATGGGATTGAAACCTAAAAACGAGTAGATAAGCGATCAGATTAATTTCTGGTCGCTTTTGTAAAAGTTGGATTTTACAAGAGAAATTTACTGACAATATGAGATAAATGTGGTATGATTTAAGAAATTAATTGTACGTGAAATAAGTGAAATGGAGGAAAGAAAATGTCACATTATGGAAATGATGATCGGTTTGATCATATCTTTTTTTACGATTCTGATGATTTCTTGAGTAGTAATAAGAAAATATTAGCATCTCAACTAGAACAATTTGCAGAAATGTTTGAAAAAGGTAGAAAAAGAGAGTATGGGTACTCAAAGTTTAGGCTTATTTATGGCTGCACAACAGATGACTATGAGATGGACATTTTAAAGCATGAATGCTTAGAATTCAATAAAGGTGTCATGACAAATGAAGAGAAAGAGTTTTTTAAGGAACTTTTATTTGTAAAAAATGCACAACCATACATAGATGCAGGTTATCTTGTATACGATGGAAAAAAGACTAAGCCACCTATACATGCATATGCTCCAGCAACAACAGATGATTACTGGTTTCCAACGGAAAAATGTAAAATTGACTACGAAAAATATGTAGAGGAAAAGAAGCAGAAAAAATACAATGAAGCTTTGAGGAAAGCAGCTATAGAAGCCGGTGTATTGTCAACGGATGGAACAGGAAAACCAGCGGAATTTTGTAACCCAGATTGTTATACAAATATTCCTATTTTCACAACCGATCAGATTAAAATAGGATTAGGATTACTTGTTGTATCCGGAATACTTCTTATTACAATATTTGCACCTTTTATTGTATTAATTTGGGTTTGGTATCTTTGTGACGTTTATAAAGATTATAAACAAAGGCAATTTGCAGCAGAGCGATATTATAGAGCCACACATGGACTTCCATATAATAAAAAATAATATTTATAATAGAAACAGCTTACATAAATGTAGGCTGTTTTTGTATTTAAGAAAACCGGAGGTATAAGCGAAATGAAGAATATAAAATTATTACAGGCTGCCAATTCAGAATGCACAAATAAAGCTTTCATCATAAGAATGTGTGAATGTGTAAAGGATAGATTACTGGAACTACAAATGCGAACAACATTTCGTCCTACAAGTGTTAACGAAGAAACGCTTTGTGAATGGGAAGAAATTGCTGATGTAGCAAATGATATTTTGAAAAAATATAAAGAGGATGAAATTGATGATGAATTAGAAGATATGATTGTAGATATGAAAGAAAAAATATTGGATTATCATATGAACTACCAGGGAATAAGCAAATTGGTAATATAAAGTGAGGTGATATAAATGATAGGTAGAATGGAGATTGAAGTTAAGTATATAAACAACATTAATCGGCTCCTAAAAAATGAACCAGAATACATGGAATTGTTTAATGTATTTATGATTGCAGATGATAAAACAGCAAAGACACGATTAAATTATATCAATAATGTAATAAGGTTAGTACATTATCTAAAAGATTCTGGATATCCAACGGAAACTATAGATGATATTGGAAGATTAAATATAGAAACTATAAGAAAGTATATTGTAGACGATGATAATCATATAATTATGAAAAATGGAAAAATTTCTGATTCTTATAAATATATTAGATATTTTTCTTTAAATTGCTTTTTTAAGTTTTTGGAAGATGGGGATCATATCAGTAAAAATCCAATGAGAAAAATTAAAACTCCAAGTAATGAGAGAATGAAGAAAAAAGTATACCTAGATGTTGATGAGGTAAAAGAGATTGAAAAAAATGTATCTTCCGGAAACACTAAAAGAAGTAGATTATATCTTTCTCAGTGGAATGAGAGAGACGAAGCTATAATTAACCTTGGATTCCACAAGGCTCTGCGTGTTTCTGCAATAATATCAATTAATATTGATGATATTAATTGGGAAGACAAGTCTTTGAGTGTTATTGAAAAGGGAAATAAACCAAGGCATGTCCGCCTCAGTGATGGTACAATTAAGATACTTCAAAGTTGGGTTCAGAAGCGAAATGAATATGTTAGGGAAAATGGAGTAGAAAGTCCTGCGCTATTTATTTCAAATAAGTCTGGTAGAATTTCTCAAAAAACAGTTGGAAGGATACTAAGAGCATATGCCGGTGACATTAATAAAGAAAAAAGAATTGTCCCACATACAATGCGTAGTTCAACCGGAACGAATTATTATTTAAAAACCGGTAATGCTAGAGCGGTACAGCAATTACTTGGACAAAAGAGTTTAGCAGCAACACAGAAATATTTGGATGATACAGTTCAGCAGAGAAGAGAAATTGCTGACGCAGTAGAAGATTTATATGGAGATGATTAAATGAGCAAAAGTTTAGATGATATATTAAGAAACAAGGGAGACTTAAAACCACGCCAGGTTGAAAAGATATTCAATGCAAATGGGTGGTACATAGTCAGGACAAATAATCATAATATATATAAGAAGAAAGGCAGATCGGAGTTGGTAATAGCTCCGATTGGTAATATGAACTGGAAAACATTTCGTGATACCTGTAAGAGATGCGGTATGGCAATGTAGGGGAAATTGTGGTATGATTAAAATAATTTAAATTTGTAAAATTGCAAAATCAACGTTTTAAGGAAGGTGTTTAAATGAATTATGAACAGTATGATAGATATGTTTTTACGCAAAAAAATCTCGATAAGTATTTAGAAGAATTCAACAAAGATATAGAGCGGCAGAAACAGGAAATTATAGAATTCGAAAAACGTGCAAAAGAAAGAATCAATTTAATTGATAACTGGGAACATCAGAAGAATTTTATAATATTAGGAAGTACATACAAAAATGGAAAGAAAAATGTGATACTTTTAATAAAAAGATATCCAGACCAATCACAGAGAGAAGAAAGATATGAGTTCAATAAAATTGCTGACATGAGAAAGAAAATGATAGAACTTAAAGAGAAATATTCTGGCGTTGATTGGTCGAAATTTAAAAAGGAGATTGAATAAGTGAAATGTAAATGTATAGAAAATACAACAATAGATGGAATTGATGTTGGAAGTGAATATAAATATAATATTGTAAATGGAACAGTATATGAAATAATTTACAATGAAACAAATAAAACTTTTGAAAAAATATATGGAAACGAAAAATGGTTTAATATACATTTTAATAAAATTTAACTTTTACAGAGGTAGAAATATGGAATCGGAATTATTAAAATTGAAAAATAATTATGAATTTTGGGATTTGTTTTTTAAATTAGATAATAACGAAGAGATTTCTTTTAATGATTTAGAATATTTGATTTGGTCGATTATAAAACTGAAGTATGAAAATTTAAATAATGATGAAAAAATTGAACTAAAAAAAAGTATTGTAGAAAACAGAATGATACATTGTATTCAAAAATTCGAGCAATATTTTAATAAAAATTATATTAACGGTCTTATAAAAGAAAGTAAATATAGAGAGTGGTTTAAGTTAGAAGGAAGCCATATTATTGATTCATATTATTTTATTGATCCTGTTAATAGATATTTGAAAAAAATATTATTTGAACAGTTATTTGAGCATACAGAAGTAAGCGATGGTGGAAATAAAGATTTTTCAGAAATAGGTATAGATGACTTTGGTACTAGATTTTGTGTTAATTATGGCGTGTCTGAAGATAAAATAAGTTTAGCACAAGATTATGTTTATGAATATATGGAAAATGTAAAAGAAAATATAAAGAAAACAAATATTGCTGGCAAATTAATTAATGCAAATGAAAATCAAAAGTATATACAAGATAGTATTTTATAACTTCTATGGAGGTAGAAAATGTATTTAAAGTCAAATAGGGCTGGTGTCGTTGTAGAACGAATTGGAAGCAAAAGACAGCACAAATATAAACTTACAGAAAAGTCAATCACAATGGTTTCTGCAGGAACATTGGTTATACCGGTACATTTTCTTAGCGACAACTTTCAATTGTATAACCAAAATTGTAATGAGTTAATACAGCCAGAAGGGAACTTTTGGATTACTGCTGAGACCATTGATCCGTATCATGTGGTAATTGATATGTTTTAAGGAGATATAAAATGATAGACGAATATGGAAGAATCAATACAAAATCTCAAGCTATAAGGGAATTTAAAACAGAGCAAATGGCTTATCTATTAAATGACATAAATATAAATCCAGAGAAATATCCAAGTAATTATGAAGATTGGCTTAAATGGCTAGATGAAGTTAGTGGAGACTCTGTGGAAAAATTATAATATAAAATGACGATTTGAAGGGAGATATAAGATGGCAAGATTAAAATGGAACATAGTTCACGAGTGTGACGATGACAACGGAAATCCAACTCAATGGGCTGCTGAAATAAATCATCCGGATTATGGAAGATTCGTTTGGATCGACGATGAAGGTGAGAAGTTTGGAGTATACAGTGGAAAGAACTGTAATACAAAATTGGCGGAATGTAAATCTCTTGCAAGTGCGAAGAGATGGGTTGCGACATATATATTTTGAACGGAGGCGACATATGAGAACATTATATGATGAATACACATCTGGCATATTAGCAGAATATGCATATTGCATTCAGTTAGGGCATGATATGCATATTGGAGACACATATCCTATTGGTAAAATTTGGAATGGCGTTGGAAACATTTCTGAAATTTTAAGAAACCGAGAAATTTCAGTAGAAGATGAGGACGGAGAAATATATACATTGTTTTTTAGAATTATCAAGAAAAAATCGCAAATATTAAGAACTACGGTAGAAATTATTGATGCAGATTGATTAATAAAACAGATATTTAATCGGAGGTATTAGTTCGTGAAAGCAGAATACTTAGAACAGCTGATGACTATATACGATAAATGCATAGTTGAAAAGAACAAGTTAACCGAGAAAGATAAAGAAAATATTTTATTAGCAGTCGTTGATGGGCTTTTGCCGGCAGAAGATAAATATGAAATTTATCTTTTTAAAATGAAATGTGAAGCTCACAAAGTATTTAATGAATTTCATAAGTGGTGCATGAGTGGAAAACCTGTCAGAACATTTGAGGAATATGAAAATTTTTATAAAAATACACTAAATAATATATTTGTTTATCAAGTGTATGAAATAATATATGATGTGTTTCATCCTATTGTAATAAAAAAGAATTTTACATATTTGGATAAACATAATAATAATGTGATTTTCAATGATGAATTTATAATGGCTGCCCTTAAAAGTGAATTATATAAAAAAATGGTATTTAAAGAACAGGTAGAAACCATAGATTGGGAACGTAAATACTCACCAGATGAAAGTAAATTTAGGTTTGCAACGTTAGTGTCTTATAATGAATATGGCGACCCATTTATATATAATGAACCTGAATATCACCTGTATTCTGATAAAAAAGACAGAATACTATTTTAACAGAGCAAAGGAGATAACGCTATGGAAGAGCCACCAATAAGGCAAACAAAATATGAATATGAATATGGACTTTGCAAGCGAATGCATTATAGAGGACTATGGTTGGTTCAGTATGACGGTTATCCTGGTGAAATGAAGAAGACAAAAATGGCTTGTTCTTGTGTACAAGATGGTTGTGATAAGGATTGTGCAGTAATGGAAACGGCAGATGAAGTAATTCCAATTGATTGGGAATGGCACATGCTGGATAAACCACCGATTGGATGAGACTTGATAAAGGAGAGGAAATTATGAGTTACTATAATACAATTAGGTTGTTAAAAGGAACGGCATTCCTTACGACAAGGGAATATAAAAATTTTGAGCCTGGTGATACAATATGGGGAAATGATTCTGATGCAGAAGAGATTTCTCGATGGAATGAAGATGAGAAAGAAAAGGCTTTAGATGCATTGAAAAAATACAAATGCAGTTATCAAGAATCGAATGGAATGTATGATATTGAAGAATATGCATTAGAGTATTTTGATTCAGATGAAGATGGAGAGTTTGTTGCAGGATCTGATTATGATATTGCAGAAACAGAATGAAAATATAATGATTATACTTAGACATCACATTATGTGGTGTCTTTTTTATACTAAAAACGAAAGGAAGTGAGAAGTAGTGGACGAATACAAACAGTTTGATATTGTTTACGCTGATCTTTCTAGTAAAGGAACCATAGGATCTGAGCAGAAAGGTATACGACCTGTGATAATCATTCAAAATGATACCGGCAACATTCACAGTCCAACTGTTCTTGTAATGGCGCTTACAAAGGAACTTAAGAAAGCAAATCAGCCAACCCATTACATAATTAGGAAGAATAATGCGAATGGGTTGAAATTTGATTCGATGGTATTAGGGGAGACTATTACACAGATCTCAAAGCAGCGTATTAAACAGAAAATTGGTGTAGTAGATAATACCGCAGATAAAGATGGAATTATTGGAACATATATGGCTAATCTTACTGGAAAAAGTAGATATGGAAATCCATTATGGACCAAGATTACACAGCTTTTCTGTAAATTGGTTAAGGAGGGGCAGGTATGTGCGAATTAAATAAGGTGGAGGCAATGGAACTTATAAAAGGGATTGTAGGAAGTAAAGTTTGTGCAATGTACTACAATAAAAAGAAAGGTATATCTTCAAAATCTAAGAAAATTGGCAAGAGGAGGGTGGAGAAAAATATTCAGAATGCAAAGACTATTATTTATAGTGATTCTGAATATATCAGAAAGATAGAGCTTCATGGAATCAAAGGGAAATTCAAATTTTCTCCATGCAGCTCTATTGTTATTCTGTTCTGATCGAACAAAAATCGAACAAAAGTTCGAAAAAGTTAAATTATACCTTTTTATTGGTACGATAAAGTGGTATAATCAAATACATAAAAGAACAAATGTTCTGATTTTTAATCGACATTGATCTTATAAAGAAAAATGCCCTACCAGCAGAAAGTTTGGCGACCGTCGGCTGATAGGACAGGGTTTTCTGTACCCACGGATGGATACATACATATTATGTAGCAATTCAATGGAAATGTCAATATTTTCCAATTCTAATCTCTTGCCATTCTGTAAGAGAAATTCCGTGAGTATAACTGTATATTAAATATGCTATTTGCTAAAAATGGAATTGTTATCTTTTTAAGAATAATTTCATTCTCTTTTTAGAAGCAAATAGTGTATTTAGTGTACGCAAAATTGAATATCAAAAGGAGAATAGGATTATGGGAGCAGAGAAATGGAGTAAAAATGAGAAACTTACAGAAGATGAAGTAAATGACATAGTTGACTTTTTCTACAAGGACAAGGGAAAGGAACTTAAAAAAATTTGTAACCAGATACTTCATATAATTTGGAACGATATTCCAGATTATTACAGAGATGATTTTGAATCTTTAGCAGGATATATTATCACATTTTGCCTGGAGTCTTATGATCCAACTACAGGACCATTTAGAGCATATGTTTATCCGTATATGCAAAAGAAATTTATCAGCTATATTTATGGAATTAATTCTCTTAAACGTGGTGGTGATGGAAATTGGGACCCTGAAAAACGTGATGAAAATGGCGAAAAAGTCAAAAAAAGCGTGAAAGTAAAATTTGTCAATATAGATGACAAGATAAAGGAAAATTCAGACTCTACATATGCAGATATTATCAAAGGTGGTAAATCTGTTGAAGACATTATTTTTTCGAATAAAAAAGCATCAAAATTAGAAGCATGTATTAACAAACTCAATAAAACACAAAAGAAAATAGTTTCTCTGATGATTGATGGTTATAAACCAAATGAGATTCAAGAGAGATTGCAACTTACTAACAAACAGTATTTTGATTATGTAACCGATATGAGAACTTCAGAATTTAGATTAGCATTGGAGGAAGACTAATTATGTTATGTATCAGACCAAACAAAAACGAAAAAATGGTAAGAGATCAGAAATTTCTTAAGACTCTTCTTGGTAAGTTGGATAGAGGTGAAATTAGAAGAGACTTTTGGCTGCAGAGAAAATCTACTCAGTGGAATAATCAGATTCGTGACCAGGCAATTGTAACAACTGTACAAGGTGAAGATATTGATCCAGTAAAAATCTGTGAAGAAATTCGAGAAGGCAAACCATCTCAAAAGTGGATTGTAGATGGTGGAAACAGATTTGAAACATGGAATAATTTCTATAATAATGTGTTTGCTCTTGGGAAAAATCTTGAAAATTACATTGTTCCATACGAGTCAGCAAAAAAGGATGAAAACGGAAATGTAGTTAAAGATGAAGATGGCTATCCAATTATGGAAGAGTTAGAGTTTGATCTTCGTGGAAAACGTTATAAAGATCTTCCTATGGAGCTTAAGGAAAGATTTAATAATTACAAAGTAATTTATGTAGAGCATTCAAACTGTACAGAAAGTAGAATGGGTTATCATATTCGAAGATATAACAATCAGAAGAGTATGAATAAAAATCAGAAATCCGTTACATATATGGAACAGACTGCAAAATGGACAAAAGAAATTATGAGTTCCAATCCATTCTTTAAAGAGCTTCCGTGTTATCATGGAGCTTCTGAAAAGAACAGTGATCCAGAGAGAGTAATGCTTGATACTGTAATGATTATCTTTTTTAAAGATGAATGGAAAAGTAATGCAGAGAAAAATGCTTTATATGTGGAAACAAATGGTGAAAAAGAACAGTTTAATCTTCTCGATAACTATCTTGGAAGAATGTATGCATTAGTTGAAGACAACGATGAACTTTCAAAACTTTTTGAAAAAAAAGATGCGCCAATGTGGATTGCTTTATTCGATAAATTCTCAAAACTTGAAATGGATGATTCTAAGTTTAAAGAGTTTTTAGAGGCATTTATTGGTGGGTTAAGAGAAACCAAAATTAATGGAGAATCTTTCGATGAAATTAAGGGAAATAAATCTACAAAGAACAGAAATACAATCTTTGGCAAATTAGAGTATCTTGAATCTCTTATGATGGATTTCTTCTCTATTAATAAGGAAGATATTGTTGAATCTTTTGATACTACAGACAGATTTGATGCATTTGCAACAAAATTTGAGAATACAGAGTTAATGGAAGCGCTTGGCATTCCAATGGGAAGTGATATTGATCGTATTGCTGCACAGACACTTATGACAGTATGTGGGAAGACAGATTTTTCTGATAAGGCAATTCAGGAATTTATTACTGCTGATGAATATACAGAAGATAACATTGAGGATGTAGACCTGTACCTGGATGAAGTTAATGAATGGAGTTTGGAGCTTCCAGCCGGTACTACACTTCTCAAGGCAAAATACGTTCCTGCAATGGTAGGATTTGTAAAATATACATATGATAACGATACAAATACAGATGCTCTTAATTGGTTTAAAGATTACGCTTTCCAGTGTACAAAACCAGATAATGATGTTCAGAAACTTCTCAATGATATGAAAGAAGATTTCAATTCATATTTGACATACAAAGAAAATAAGACAGCGTAAGGTAGGTGGTGATAAATATGGCTATATTTTGTAGACATCCCAAAAGTGTAATTGTCGCAAAATCGAACGTAATCCAGTTTGATCAAAGTGGTTTTCCTATGAGACTTGAGACTATGGAGTGTTTGATTTGCGGTAAGAAGTATTATGCTTGGAATTATATTAAGAAAAGTGAACTTGATGAACTGAGCACAGGAAAATCTGTGCTATGTAAGTGGGAGAATGTGGAATGATTTTAGAGCCTGGTGAAGAAAATGATTTTTATAAACTACAAGACGATATAGATTATTGCAGAAAATTACAAGAAGACCTTTTAGATAGAAAATGGGAGAGAATATATAAAAAAAGGTGCCAAAAATATTATCTTCCATTAAATAAGATAATAAGAAAAATTGAGAGTGAAAATTGGTCTAATATACCTTCTATACCATCTATAGGAACAGAGCTTAAAGAATTTGTTTACCATAATACATTTCAAATTTCTGGCATAATTGATTTATTCAAATATTGTAAGGATTTTCATCTTGATATTCCTAAATGTGCAAAAAATATGATATGTGAAGCTTGTGCCTGTAATGGTTGTGAATTTATGAAAGATCACTTAGGTTATACCTGTGAAGATTGTAAAAAGGACTATTACACAGGATATCAAGGATATTGTGAAGAATAAAACGGAAAGGATATTAAATTATGATTATTATATTAATATTGGTCATTATGTTACTTATTGCTTTTGTTCTTATTGCATATAAAAAAAGTTCTGAAATCTATATTGATATTATATGTGCAGTACTAATAATCCTATCAATAACCGGCTTAGTTCTTTGTATTCCAACTATAGCTATAGAACAGTGTAACACCGAAAAGAAAGTACATTCAAAGCAAATTGAGTATGAATCACTTATAAAGCAATGTCAGATTATTTCAAGTGAATATGAAGATGTTTCCAAGGCAAATGTAATTCAAAATGTATATAAATGGAATAAAGAAGTTTATGATGCAAAATATTGGGCAGACAATCCTTGGACCAACTGGTTTTTGAACCAGAGGGTAGTGGATTCGCTGAAGTATATTGATCTGGAAGATTACGGATTATAAAAGAAAAGGAGAATTTTATGGGAAAATTTAAACTTGGAGATGAAGTAGTTGTAACTGCGTTTAATTACGAAATAAAAGATCCAGAAATTTCAGAAGAGGTAGAGACTGAACTTTATGGAAATATTGGAACTATTTGCAATGATTGTATAGTAAGTGGTGTAGAGGTCTATGGAGTTAATTTTGGTAGAGATATTAATGGACATACTTGTTTTGGGACTTGTCCAGATGGTTATGGACAGAAAATAAATGCAAAATATTTGAAAAGACTTAACGAATTAGAGCGTTTCGAGATTAAAAAAAGTGAGGATAAAACTATGCAGAAAGATAAATGTGAAAAGAAACCATTGGAGCAGCAGATCAAAGAGAAATACGAAAGTAAAAGAAATGTATTAAATGCAAGAATTGGATTTACAGATGGAACGAACAAACTTTAGTTCCTAAAAAAGTTTATTACGATTCAACAACAAGTACAATTGTAATTGACTTTGGCGATGTTGTTGGAAAAATTAAAGCAAAACCAATTGCTAATGATAAGTATGATCCAAGTGTAGCATTCAATATTATTGCTGCCAAGGCAATTTATAAAAGATTTAGTTTTCCGTTTGAGTCTGATATGAGTTCTTTTGAAGCAAAAATAACTGCAAAATATTTATTACATAAAAATGCCGGTATTGCACTTGATAAATACGTAAAATATCTTAAAAATATGGTGCAGACATTTTTACAGGAGGATGCAGAATTAGAAAAGGCAGAACAGATTCGTAAAAATCAGAAAGCTAAAAACAGAATTCGAAAAGAAAAACAGAAACAGAGAAGACAGAATAGAAAATGAGATTAAATTAAATATTAAATAAGAAGATTAGAGTGTCAGGTAATAAACTTGGCACTCTATTTTTATTGCGCTTCAAACAAGAATACTCGTGACTTTAGTCGTGAGAGGTTCAAATAAGGCAGGTGAGAATATGTGAGTTGTTTAATTAGATGTGGTGATCAATATGTTCATTTTGATAGAAAAAGCAAAATAAAACTTGGTCCCAAAATATGTGCAAAAACTTTTGAAGAGCAAAAAGCAAAAAATCTTATTAAAAATCCTCCAAACAGTCTGAAGAAGTATAAGTTTGAAATTGAGCCTCTGATTGAAGGAAAAACGGAATGCGAAATTAAGCAAGAGCAGATACTTCAAAGAGCTGCAGAACATGCTAAGAAAACCGGATGTTATACGGAACTAAAAGAAAATCTGATTGAAGAAGCGAAACCAGAAGTAAAGCAAGAGGAAAAAATTGAGAATAAACCAATTATCAAAGAAGAAGATCATAACAACAACATAGATAATTGGCTCAAAAAGTTACATAGCTGTAATGGAATTAAAGAGGAAGCCAGAGAGCGGATGGAGTATCTTTATAAGAAATTAAGTCTAATAGACCAGGCACAGGATGTTTTCTTACATGTTATTGAGAGTAATGAGCATCCAAACGCATCTATGGCATATAAGGAGAGAATGAAATTATCTAAGATAAGGAAAAAAAGAAGGCAAATTAAAAATGAGTTAGCCGTTGTACAAATGATCATATCTAATAATACGTCCTCTAAATTATATGAACGAATGGTTGCAGTGTCAGAGAATATACAGAATCCTCAGAATATTAATATTAAATACACGAATGAGTTAACAGATGACTTAATAAATCAATTTGAAAGGATGTGATGCATTGAGCAGGGAATTTAAAATAAAATGAACAGAAATCCACTAAGTCTTTAGCTTCGTAGCAGTTCACAGACTACGATGAATACTCAAAATTCATTTGTGCATCAAGAGAAATTAAAGACAAAAGATATGGAGTTAAGAAAGGAGAATGAATATGTTTGTAAAAGCACAGAGCGGAAAAAGATTTATTAATCTGGCTAATGTAACAGATGTTTATTCAGAAAGAAAAACTGAAGGTGGTAAACAGAAATATGTGTTGTACTTTGATAAGATTCCTGCCGGAAGTTTTAGTAAACAGGAAAGTATAGATAGGGTTCTTATGCTGCTTGAAAATAGAGTGCAAGAGAAGCGGAGTGCTGAAATTATTGATGGCGAACCACCAAAGATTATCTATTATCAGGACCAGGTGTTCCAGATTCCAAACGAGGACGATTTAGTATGAAGAAACAATTATCTGCAAAAGATAAAGCATTTGAAAAAGAAAGAGCTGAGTTTAGAAAACAAATCAGAGAATTAAATCGTGAACTGAATTTAGTAAAATTTGAATTATACGATAAATTACATAGTATACAAAAAGAACTTGATTCTAAAAATGATGAAATAGAAAATCAGCAGAAGATAATTGATGAATTAAAAATGTATGCAAAGTTATCCGATGATCAACTGGAAACATTATTAGAAGCAAGAGAATTTGATAAAAAGATATATGGTTATTTTTCTAAAATATTTAAAGAAGGTTTGATATGAGGAAGAATAGAGCAATTGTATACATAATGATGTGGATCTGTTGCAGTATTGTTACCGCAATATCTGTAGCAGCCACAAAGCAATATTATTGTTTAACTACGATGGTGGTACCGTTGGCATTTATGCTAATGGATGGAATGTTTTTTGGAGGTAGAAGATGAGAGCCATAGCTTGCACAATGATTGGTTTTGTTATGTTTTATATAGCAGTACACACAAAAAAAGATGCCACAATGCTTAGAGGAGCTTATTCTTTAACCGCTCATGTATTTTTGGCACTTGCGATTATTTTAATGATTTTAGGGAAATAGGAGAGACAAATTATGAGAGATCCAAATAGAATTGATAAATTTTGTAATGAATTAGCTGCAATATGGAAAAGTAATGCCACAGACTGGAGATTTGGACAGTTAATGAGTAATTTTCAAAGATGGTGCGCAGTAAAGAAAATTGATATTTTCTTTCCGGAAGAGAATGAAATGCTTAGATTATTTAAAGAATTTCTTGGTGTCAATGAAGATTAAATTGGAGTTTTATTGGAAAATTAACTTTATAAAAGGAGAATAAAAAATGAGTAATTTGGTTGTTAAAAAATATGATTGCAAAAAATGTACAAAAGATAACTGATGTGATTATAAGAAACGTCATGATAAATTCAAAAGTAATGTAGAAGGGCATGAATATGGAAAGACAATAATATTTAAAATAAGTTGCCCATTCTACAAGGAAGTATAAGTTGAATTTCTGGAATAAATGATAATGAAAAATGGAAGTAATGATTGTGAGGTGATGATAGATATGATTGATTGAGATTTAAATAAAAATGTTGTTTATTACAAAATGTAAATTAATAGGTATACAAAACAAATTACCAGATTATCATAAATACCTACTGTTTTGTAACCATGTAAATTAAGAGGCATACAAAACTGGAGGTCAACCGGAGAAAGGAGAGAGCATGTTTTGTAACCATGTAAATTAAGAGGTATACAAAACACATGTAAGTCATTCAGCGTTACAATCTTTGTTTTGTAACCATGTAAATTAAGAGGTATACAAAACCTCAATGTATAGTTTTATACCTCTTATTTTAAGGCACTTCTATGAAATAGACTAAGAGAAATCTACGTTATAAAAAGATAATATGTTATGGTGTCGCTCTAGCTGTAATTATATCGTTTGTACCTAAACATACACTGTGCCGAACATGATTGGTGTAAGTGATACAAACATGTAACTTTTTATAACATTGTCGAAGAGCATGACCAATTTTAAATTGAGATTATATTATAAAGGAAATAAAAATATGAATTATATGGATTTTGTATTAATTGTGGATAAAAATAATAAACCATGCATACCAATAAAAAATGGTAAAGCAGGTTATTTATTAAGAGAACATAAAGCAGAAATTATAAATCACGAGCCATTAGTTATCAAAAGAACTGATGATTATAATTCGGATTTAGAAAATAGAGATATATTTGAATTAAAAGTAGATAGTGGATATTTAAATATCGGATTTTCCGTAAGCGATAATGAGCACGAATATATTGCAGGTCAAGTTGAAATGCTAAACGGAATGAGTAATAGATTGTTAGAAAGAAAATCTATGCGTAGTTTCAGAAGAAATCGTTTACGTTATAGAAAAAATAAGAACATTGATTATAAAACAGTACATAATCCTACTTATAAAAATGGAAATGAAGATGGATGGTTTGCACCGTCTATTGTACATAAAATGGAAACGCATATCAGAATCATTGAGCAATTAAAACAATGGGTTCCAATCGATAAAGTTATTGTAGAGGTGGCAAATTTTGACATTGCTGCAATGGATGCATATTTAAAGGACGGAACTATTTTAAATGGAAAAGATTATCAAAATGGTGAAATGAAAGGATATGAGAATGTTGTATCTTATGTAAGAGCCAGAGATAATTATTCTTGTTACTTTTGCAATAAGAAAAAGAAAAAAGATGGTACACTAAAAGAGAAACCAAAAAGAATAGAAGTGCACCATAAAATACCAAGATCCTGGGGTGGTACTAATAATCCAGGAAATTTGATTTGCGTATGTCAAGGATGTCATCAGAAAATACATTCGAATAATAATAACAACAAATATTTTAAAGAATTATTAGAACAAGCTTTACAAGAAAATACATTTAAAGATTCTACATATATGAATATTGTTAGATGGGAATTATTAAACAGACTTACTGAAAAATATCCAGAGCTTGATATTGAAGCTGAATATGGTTATAACACAAAAATTAATAGAAAAGAAGCAGGTTTGAGAAAATTCCATTATAATGATGCAGTTTGTATAAAAGAATTTAAGAATATAACTTTATCTAAAAAAGTATTTATTGTCGAACAAAAACGTTGTAATGATAGAAAAATGGAAAGTTTTGCAGATGCAAAATATATAGATTCAAGAGATGGTAAAAAGAAAAAAGGAAATGATCTAAAAGTAATTAGGCATAGTACTAAATCAAAACGCTCTACAAATAAAGAACATATTGATAATGAAAGAATCTTTAGAAAAGAGAAAGTATCTAAGGGTAAAATACAATTTGAGTGTCATTTATATTGCGTAAAACCAGGAGATTTAATATACATAAAAGAAGGTAAACATAAAGGGAAAATTGCAGAAGTTTCTACAATACAGATTGTAGGCGAAAAAATTCCTAATCCGATAATTGATATTAATGAGATAAATAATAAAAAAATTGATTTCAACAGAGAGTTGAAAAAAAGAAAAACAACTTCTAATATGACTGATTATCAAAAACGTTTTGCAAAATATCAAATTAGATTTACATATAAAGAATCTGATGCAGATGGACCATCTATAACGCTTACGCAAAAAGAATATGAAAAGCTTAAAGAGAATAAATCAGATAGAGTAAAAATTATTCGTACCAGACGTGGATTAGTTTGGAGAGAGTACGACAGACTTACATATGAAGCCGAAAATATGGATCAGGAAGAAAAGAAATTAGAAGTAAAAAATAAGAAACAAGAATTAAAAGCTGCATAAAAAAAGGAGATGATCACTATAGACTCAGAAGAGAAAAATACCCAACAGTCCATTCTGCGCAAACACTTTAAGATGCTGTATCCGGACAAACTAAAAGATGATGAATGGATAAGACTGGTGCGGATAAATAAAATAAGTAATGAAACTTTTGTTGATTACATAAAAACTTTTGATGAATATTACAATTATATTCAAACTTATAAATGGAATTTTGATTTATATAATCAGCTTGCAACAAATATTGGACGTGATAAAGGAACAGAAAGTCAACAGAGAACAAGAAGAGTTTTGTTTCTGGATTTTGATCAGAAAGATTACGAACGATTATCTGGGGCAAAAGCATTTACCGGCTTCATAAAAAGTAAAATAAAAAAATTGTTTTTACATGCATGTATAAATTCAGGACATGGATATCACTATTACATATGTATTGATGAAAAAGCTAATAATGCAAAAGAAGTTGTAGAGCTTAATAGAACACTTGCAGATATCTTTAGGGCAGATCTTAAGGCAACATTATCAACGCAAATCGCGCGAATTCCATGCTCTTTTAATCACAAAACAGAAGATGGAGAATATGACTATCAAGATCCAGGTAAGTGGGAATATGTGAGAGTTGTCAATAATGCATATAAGAATGGGCCACAGTATAGGGCATACCCATTATCTGAAATTAGAAGTTATATATCAGATTATTACAAAAATCTGGATAAAGAGGTAAATATTTTTGCCCTGAAAGAATGGAAAGAAGCGAAAAGCGGAAAAGAATTTAATTATTTCTGTATTGAGCGTGTTAAACATGAAGGAGCGGCTAAGGGACAGCGTAACTTTTGGCATGGTCGAATTGTTAAAAGTATGCAGAAACAGGGTTATAGTGAGCAAGAAATTTATGCGGCATGTAAAGAATATAACGCAGCCTGTATTCCACCAAAATCTGATAGTGTAATTTTGGATGACACGGCAAGATTTTTGAAAAAGAAATATAACTTAACAGGATGTTATGGCGCTTTTCCAGAAGATGATGAAAGACATTGGTGGGTTGCTATGCAATGCGATGAAGTTAAATGTAAGACTTTTAATTGCGGACTTTGTATAACGGAAATGGATACCGATGAAAAACACAATCCACAAAGAGCTGCTGGGGCAAAAATAAATAAGAAGATTTTGAAGAATAGTACTCTTAGAAAAATGACTGGAAACGATTATCTGGTTATAACTCTTATTGATGTTTATGAAGTATTATACGGAAGAAAAGGGTTTAGAGTAAGAGATTTAATTGACAAGTTGAAATCAAAATATGCTAAGAGAAGATGTATTGGAGACAAAACGTTAAAGCCTCTTTTACTTAATTTACAAGAAAAGAAATGGATTCAGATTGTCGAAGATAAAAAGAAACCAGGAGTATTTCTTGATTCCAGACTTGTACTGACCAGAAGATTAAAAGAAATTCAGCAAGGCTATATTGAATTTTATTTTAATATAGCGAGAGCATTAATTGATGGTCGAATTGTTGCTAATGAATATTTAGTCTACATTACATTACTAAGAAATCTTGATAACGGAAGACCTGTTACATACGATGAACTAGCTTACGATTTAGATTTTTCGAGACAAAATATTGCTAAGTATATTAAAAATTTGGAAGACGCAGGATGCATTTTTATCAGTAAAGGAACAACCGATAAAGGATTTGAATGTAATAAATATCGTGTAACTAATCCCCAATTGTTCGATGAAATTGATAGAAAGAGAAGAAAAGAATTTGAAAAAGCTTCTGTTACCATTGCAGATGAACAGAGTAATGAGCTTAGTGAAGCAATATTAATAGCTTAGTATCTAATATATATCTATATGATCTACAGGGGAGTATATATGGGGATTATCCTATATGCCCTGTGGTCATATATTATACATTCTATACAATGGTACTACTAACGGCATGTAGAAAAATGAGCTACGCATTATTTTCTATAGCATCCCAGCCAGTCGAAGTATGCAGTTTTTTGTACTACTAACGGCATGTGCAAAAACGGCTTAAAGCCTTATTTTATAAGGGATCTAAGGCGATTTTTCGATTTATTTTATGAATGTTGTATAGGATTTGAGGGGTCAAAATTCCAGATGGCGATTTGCGATTAAGTCAATGTTTATAATGGTTTAAAGCCATTTTTGACGTGCAGTAGAAAATCCGGTCAACCGATTTTTGTCAGTCATGGTGACCAAACCGATTTCATACAAAACGCTTTTTAGCCTTATAAAATAAGGGAAAAGGTGATTCGTATGACAGTATGTAGTACAGTACGACATTTGAACGACATACAGGAGCAGTTATGGCAGATATATTTGATTGTGTAAAAGTATCGGACAATATACGTCCAAGATATACACCATATGAAATTATTTATATGATAAAAGAGAAACAGAAACAGAGTGGATTATCACTTGAAGAATTTTGTGCAAAATACAATTTAACTTTAGAAGGATATGAAAAACTAATATCTTATAAAGGAGTATTTAATTGGAAAATTTATTATAAGTGTGCAGAGATTTTAGAAGTTAATGTCGACAAGTTATTAGAAGAATATATTGATGATATTTCTGTTTCTAACGATAAGACATTTCTCTTGGCAAATAAATTGTTTAATGAAATTATTATACAGGAGAAAATCGCTAAGTAGTAAGGAGAAACAGATAAATGAAAGCAGTATTAAAATATGAATGGAAATCTAGGGATACAAAAACAATTTTCTCAATATTAGCAAAGAAGAAAATTAAAATAATAGAAACATCTGACTTTGGAGAAGTAACAATTTATATAAAAAATTATGATACTTTAAATGAATTAGTTGCAGAGCTTAATTCTGAAACTACTTATGGTGTGGTTGTTAAAAAGGTAAAAGAGCATAAATTATTAATCGAAAAAATTGCAGAATGGATGATGACATAAAACAACAGTTTTATGGGGAAATGACCATCGTGAATCCCTTATTTTTAAAGGGATTGCGAAAATGGAATTTTGAGAAAATTCATAAAAAGGAGAAAAAATGTTACTTGCTATTATATTAACAATTATTTTTACAGTATCATTTAGGTTTTGCTTAAATGAAACAGAAATATCAGATCGAATTGTAGTATTTAGCTTTAGCTATTTTGTATTATTTATTATAGGTATTTCTATTTTTATGATTATGGGAAATTCTGTCTTTTCTGGAACTGCTAATCAAGAAATGATTACAAAAGAAGAATCTATTGTGTCGTTTATAGACAATAAGGATAACCCAGTTTACGTTAAATATTCATTTAAGTGGAATGGTGGAAGTACATATAGATATGTAGAACAGAACGGAAAATATCTTGAGTATAAAGAAATCCCAATTAGTGCAGACGTAAATATAGTAGAAGGAAATTATGAACCGGTGTTAATTACTCATAGTTATAAAGCAAATAAAAATTGTGATCTATTATTTGGTCAAACTGCAAATAAGTTTACACATGATACTTGGTATGAATTTTATATACCGGAGGGGACTTTTATTACATATTAATGGAGGATAAGAAAATGTTATATGGGCTTAAACATCGTGATTATAGAACGATTAATTATACAGAAGATTTGGATGAAGCATATAAATTTTGTGCAACGCATCCTGGATATGAGATTATAGCAGCTGAAAAGTTAAAAAAAGACATTGATTATAATGAAACTGAGTTTATTTATAGATATATTGTTTCTTTTAATTTATCAATGGATGAAAAGTCTTATGTCATGATAAAACACTTAGAGAATGAACCAGAATTTAATTATTGTAATTGCTATACTAAAAATTTTGAATTCCATGATTCAGTAGGTGCTTATAGAGAAGGACGGCGTGTCTACTTCAATATTTTTATTGGAGAAAGAAATTATAGCATTGCTTGTAAAATTGCTGAAGAGTATTTAAATAAATTAATTAATATGGGCAATGGAAAAGTTACAAAAGAAAACATTGAGTTGATGAATGAAGAATTACGAATTGCTAAAAAATAAAGTATTTATATAAGGTTAGATATTTTGAAGATGCAATTCGCAAATCGAAAGTTTATATAAAAAATAAAGAAAACGATTTACAGAAATTAAAAGAAGAATATGAAAAAGAAATTGGAAGTAAATAATAGCTGAAAAGCATTATAAAAGATATATAAATTAAAAAAGGAGAAAAGATAACTATGATGAACAATTTTTTTAATGGTATGTTTGGTAAGGTAGGAACTGGCATGTGCAGACTTTCTATGAGCGGCGGTATTGCAGTAAAAACATCTAATGGCTATAAAAGCTATAATGTAAAAACTGGCAGACTTACAAATTGTGATAACTTTGCATTTGATATTGGGCAGGATTTCTTCTTTATTATTCCAACAAATAAAGTTAACGTAGGCGATATTATTTTCGCCAATGGAAAACCTAAATGTGTTATTAAAGTAGAGAAGAATATGATTACGGCAATTAATTATGAAGATTCTACTGTAGAGAATATTGTTCCTGAGCGACATGTATTTATGGGAAATACATATTTTTATGGAAAGATTGTTTCTTTACTTGGCAGTAATATTACTAAGGGTAAAAACGGAATGAACAATATTTTCAAATATATGATGCTATCTCAGATGATGAATGGAAATGGTTCTACTGGAACGGCGAGTAATATGAACTCAATGCTTCCGTTTATGATGATGGGTGGAAATATGAGTGATATGTTTGATGGAATGTTTGATTTTGATACCGTAGATAATACAGATGAAGATGATAATGTAGATGCAGAGGAGGAAGAATAATTATGGGATGTGGAACATGGGATACAGATAGTTTTAGAAGTTATTCAACATCTAAAGGACTTACAACTGATAAGTTAGGATTTGTTACTTCAAGTGTTTCTAATCAAGAAATGTTTAAGGCAAGAGATTTAGATCCTGCACTTGATCCAAAAGATGTTATTAGAGAATGTTGTGATTCTGATGATCACCAAAATACATTGCCAGTGATTTTAGCCCTGGATGTAACTGGATCAATGGGACAAGCTGCCGTAGAGGTAGCTAAGAAGCTCAATAGCATTATGACAAAATTGTATGAAAATATAAAAGACGTTGAGTTTATGATTATGGGTATTGGAGATTTAAGCTGTGATTATTATCCTATTCAGGTATCTCAGTTTGAATCTGATATCCGTATCGCAGAGCAACTTGATAAAATTTACTTTGAGTTTGGCGGTGGTGGAAATATGTATGAATCTTATACAGCTGCCTGGTATTTTGGACTTCATCATACTAAGCTTGATTGCTGGAATCGTGGTAAACGAGGAATTATTATTACTATTGGCGATGAGAGAATAAACCCGTATCTTCCGATGCATGGTAGACGCTCTGGTTTAGTAGATGCCCTCGGTGATAATCTTGAAAAAGATGTGGAGACTCCAGAATTATTTGAAGAGACCACTAAGAAATTTGATATTTATCATATTCACGTAAATCATGGTCGTAATTATGATGAAGAAAATATTGAAAAATCCTTTAAATCAATTCTTGATGAGGAACATTTTAAAAAGGCAAATCTTGATAACATTACAGAAACCATCGTAAATATTATTGTTGGTGCAGCAGAAAAGGATGAAAGTTATATAGCACCTGTATCAGCTATTGATCAGGTAATTACAAATGAAAACGGAGAAATTGTTTGGTAAAATAAAATAGGAGATTGAGATGATGAAAGACATTAAGATTGTGATTGGTGCAAATGCAGGAGATGAAGGAAAAGGTTTAATGACTGATTACTTTTCACAGAAACCTAATAGTATTGTAGTGTGTTCTAATGGTGGAAGTCAAAGAGGACATACCGTAATGACACCGGACGGAATCAGACATGTCTTTCATCATTTTGGTTCTGGAACTTTTAATGGGGCTGTTACATATTTGCCAAAAGAATTCATTGTAAATCCACTTATTTTCGTTCAAGAATTTAAAGAACTGATAAATAAAGGTGTAGTTCCTATTGTTTATGTTCATTCAGACTGTATGGTTTCAACACCTTACGATATGATGGCAAATCATATTGTTGAAGAAAATCGTGGAAAACAAAAGCATGGCAGTTGTGGGTTAGGAATTTTTGAAACCATTAAGAGGTATGAAAGTGACATTACCGATTTTGATAAGGTAAAAGATTATTACCTTGAGAAGTTTGAAAAAGAAGGAATTGTGTTATCTGATAGTTGGAAAAAATTATTTAACGACCAAGGAATATACGAACATTTTCTTGAAGACTTAGATTTTATGAATGACCATATTGAGACAACCAGGGATGAAAGCTTTCTAAATATATTTGATCACATTATTTTTGAAGCCGCTCAAGGGTTATTACTCGATCAGAACAATCTAAAATACTTTCCACATCTTACCCCATCTAACACAGGTCTGAAAAATCCAAAAGAAATTATTGAAAGAGTAAATTGGAATGATGAATTAAATATAGAAGTATGTTATGTAACACGTACATATTTAACCAGACATGGTGCTGGTCCGTTTCCAACAGAATGCAATAAAGACGAAATTAATGCCGAAATGTATGATAAGACAAATGTTCCAAACCATCATCAGGATACTTTGAGATATGGAAAACTAGATTTAAATAAACTTTATCAGAGAGTTATAGCAGATGTAGGAGATTTTGAGTGTGAAAGATCTATTACTATTACGCATTGCAACGAATTTAGAATAGATGATGATAAATTTGGGAAGTTATTCTCAGGCTGGAATATTTATAAATCAGATGGTGAAACACACAATGATATTTTGAGGTATAAAGATGGATAAAGAAAAGTTAAAAAGAGAATTATATAATTTAGCATCATCCGATCAGTACGCAAGATTGTTTTTATCTGTAGAAGATCCTGAACTATTTTCTTGTAGTGTGGATGATACTAAGTATGTATTAAGGCTATTAGTAGAAATATTAACACAGAATTTGTTATCATTTGATGAAAACTGCGAATTAGAAACAATAATAAATAAATTTGCTGGTTTAAATAAGAAAACAAATTCTACATATATAAATGAAATATGTTGGTAAAGGAGATAAAAATGAAAAGTAGAGGTACCGGTTGGAAAGTGGTATTAATCGCAATTGCAATTATTATTGCTGTAGCTCTCATGGCTGTCTTTGGAGTTCAGAGCTATAAAAATAGAGCTATTAATATGGAAGAACAGGTGTTAACTGCAAAATCTGACATAAATATTCAGGAAAAGCGAAGAGTAGATTTACTTGGTAACCTGGTTGATTGCGTAAAGAATTATGATAAACATGAATATGATACATTAAAGGCAATCGTGGACGGTCGTTCATCTGATGACGATAAAGCTGCAGAAATCAAAACTTCTATTAAGGCAGTATCTGAGGCATATCCGGAATTAAAATCCAATGAGAATTATAAACAGCTTATGAATGAGTTGGCAACAACTGAAAATTTAATCGCAAATTATAGAGAAAATTATAATAAACAGGTAAAAATTTATAATGGTTATGTTCGTGCGTTCCCACAGAGTACGTTTCTTGATTTTCTTGGATACGAGAAACAGGATTATAAACTATTAGACTTTGGTGACGACCTTCAGGATGCACCACAGGATTTGTTTGGAGAGGATTAATTTATGAAAAAGAAACAAAAATGTGATAGGCATTTTTATGTGACACTTGGTTGTGGTAAATATTATGCAGTAATAGAAGAAAATGATTGTCATAAAATTTACATAATTTCACCTTGTATATGTGAAAAATGTAAAGATTTTGAATTTGGATCTTTGAGTCCAAGCATATTTCCTCACACACAAGAAGGCTACGAAAATTACAAAAATGCGATTCAAGTTTTTAAGAATTGTAAGTATAAACCATTTGAAGAATTTGAAAAGGAATGCCCTGAATATTATGAAAAAATTGTAGAGAAATTGAGGATTGAAAATGAAAAACATAAAGTTTCGGAACTTTACGATTACTAAAAGAGAAATTCTTGTAAGTATTGTAATCGCAGCCTTAATGATTATGTTTGGCTTTCTGATCAGCACGAAATGGTCAGAGAGCCAACAGGAATCTGATATTAAATATAACAAGGCAATTCAAATAGATAATGATACAGATCTGTTCCAATATGGAATGGATACAAATGTCGGTAATGCATTTGTTTATGGGGAGCTGAAAGCTGTAGATTCAGTTACATATCCGGAAATTGGTGGAGAATACATGTATGTTCGAAAAGTAGAAGAACATTATAATATGCACACTCGAACTGTTACGACTACTGACTCAAAAGGGAAAAAGCATACAAGAACAGAAACATATTGGACCTGGGATTATGCCGGAGAAGAAGATAAAAGTTGTAAAACGATTAATTTTTGTGGAATTGATTTTGATAGCAGTAAAATTCCATTTCCAGGGAAAGACTATATTGATACATTGAGTGGTGGTTACCATGTAAGATTTAAATACTATGGTGTTCCTGCAGTTAATAAAGGGACTATATTCACAAATCTTAAAGATAAAACCATAAATAATACTAAATATTATAACAATATGGATCTAGATGAAACTTTTAAATATGTTACAACACATTTTCCAATGTGGTTGTTTTGGGTATTATGGATTATGTTGACAGGAGCTGCCGTGTTCGGGTTTTGCTATTTGGAAAACAGATGGTTGGAGTAAAAATATGGATAAAATTAATAATTTAGAATATAGAGGATTCCATGCAAAGTTTAATCACGATTTAAAAATAGGATGTATTGTTGACATTGAGGACCTAGTAACATTTGAAGCCGAACATAGCAGTGATATTGAATTTGAATTTCATAAAGCAGTAGATGATTACATGTCATTTTGTAAAGAAGTTGGAAAAAAGAGAATTAAAAATTGTCCTGGTATTGCTACGCAGTGTCGTGGAAAGATTGTAATGGTAGAACCACATCCGAGATTTAAGGGAGCTTGGAGATTTGAATTAAATGGTGAAACTTGGGTAAGTAGTAGTTGGGCGTTTGAAGAGGGTTATTGATGGATATTTTTAATGATAAGAATGTATATGTTTACACAGAAAATGACACAGTGTTTATTCTTCCTAAAGATCAAGATAAGCCAGTGAAAATTTGTTATGAAGATCCTAATAGACGAATTGTTGCAAACAATGATGGCTCTATAACAATTGAAGATACAGTATCGTTAGAATGGCTTGCAAATCATATTGTCGATAAGGAAGATTATGAGAAAATTGAGAATGCCTTAAAAGAAGCTATAAGCAAAACAAAGTATATTATATGTGAAGTGCGATAAAAGATATGTTTTACGAAAGTGTATATACTTATGGTTAAATTACAAAATATGGGGGTAAAAATGGGCTGTCCAGATATCAGTTATAAAATTATGTGCCAACGCTTTGATAAGTTGATTTATAGTCGAAAGGATATTGATTTGTCGGCTGATATAAAAGAGTTGGAAAATAGAATTCAAAGTAAAGAACATACGCCGGAATATTATTTTAACGCCGGAGTGATCGCCAGGGGATATCTGGATGAGATTCATAAGAACGGTGATGCAGTTAATGCTTACATTGGTGGATTAAATCAATTCTGTTGGCTAATTGGTTTAGATAATGAAGAGGATGATAATGATGAGAATAACTAAATTTCCAGATAAGTGTGATCCAAATAAAATATTAATGGATACAATTATTAAAAGAAATAGTGTATGTCCATGCTGTGGAGAGAATAAGTTTTGTACAGTTAAAGACGAATTAGATGCGATAAAGAAACATGAAAAATTATCCGGTGTTAGACAAATTAGTGGTGTTCGAAGATTGGGATTTCAAAAACCTTGGTATAAACATGTTTTTCAAGGAGAGAAGTGGTGGAATTCATTATTATTCAAATGCGAAACTTGTGGAGCAGAATGGGAATCAGAAGAGTTTCCGGATATTGAATGTTGTATTGAGGAATAAGATGGATAAGATCATATATTTTGAACTAAATAATTGGATTCATGGAATATTCTATCCAGACGATGAACCGTTTAGATTATGGATGAAAAATGATTTACAAATCAAATTTGATGATGAGACTTGGGTAAAGAAAAGCAGATTATGTGTAGTTAGAGAATTAATTGATATGTCTTCAAATTATTGTATTACTGCTACACGAGAATGGGTCGTGAATAATTGTCCAAAACTGCTTACTGATTATGCAGAGTTTATTAGATATAAAGAAGATGATGGTAAGGTATATGGACGGTTTGGGACGGAATTTAAAGAATACAGAGAAGAAAATATTGGTATATGGGATTTGGAGGAAAACTATGAGCGATAAAAATTTTTTGGTTGGAGATACTGTTTGGTTTTATATTAGAAAACACGATTTTATGTCTAAGGGAATTATAAAAGAAATATTTATTTTAGATGAAATTCCTTTTGCACTTATTAGAAATGGACATATGGAAACTAAAATGCCTATTTCTCAAATATTTCATGACGATCTTGAACTTATTGCTTGGATTGAAAAAGAAGAGAAAGCAAATGTAAAACGCATAAAAGATAATATTCATGATGCGAAAGAGCTGGTTGAACTTATGTATTCTGTAATTGAAGACTGTGAATTCATGCCAGTAGCAGATTTAAATGATAAGAAGATTGCTATTAAAGAAAGAGCAAAAGAAATTTTTGATGTAAAAATTTAAAGGACATTGATTATGGATAGTAAAAATTTTAAAGTTGGCGATAAAGTTTGGTTTTGGGAGCGATGGCCAGAAAGACCTGTATTTGGTACTATTGAAAAAATTTATATTACTGGATCAAAATTATGGGCCGAGTTAAATTATGATAATGGAAGACCTGCTGGACGATTTTTTGATTATTTATTTGAAACGAAAGAAGATTTATTGGAGTTTAAAAAAAAGAATAAAAGCAAAATTTGATTGGAGTGATTTTATGGCGTTTACTGTAAATTTTCCTGTTGATACAGGGAAATTTGTAATTACAAATTATAAAGATGTTGATTTAAGCAAACCAGAAACCTTACTTGGTAGAGTTGGTACTATTGCATGTTACCAAAGTATTACTCAGGAAAGCGATGATAATTCGTTTATCGTTATGGTGTCAGGATATAAAGATGCGTGGTGTCAAGAAACTTTGTTAGATTGGTTACATATTGCAACAGATGAAGAAGTTGAATTGTATAAGAAAGTGATGGGAATCGAATGAAGAAGAAAATTTTAGCTGCGATTGCTGCTGGATTAATTTGTGTGTCAGCAAGTGGATGTGGAACAACATATCAGGAAGCTATAAGTGCCAACACCGCGAATGGAGCAACTAGTTCGAATGGATATTTTACGGAGATTGTAAAATGGGGTGATGGTAATTACACAATTGTTTATGCGAATGATACAAAAGTAAAATATTTTATATGTAGTGGTTATAATCAATACGGCATTACACCACTATATAACGCAGATGGAACATTACAAGTTTATGATGGAGAATGATTTATGGAATTAATGAGAAGAAAAGTATGTGGAGAAGTACGTAAAGCATGGACATGTGAAATTACATGGTTTTTAGATCAAGTAGCTGGGTTAGATGAGCGACTTCATTATATTGTAATAAATGACTTAATATTGTTTGATGATGAAGATCCTGCGACATATTATATTAGAGTTCCTGGTGGAACAGTAGGAAGCATCTTTTTGGATGATGATCATAATATTAAAGAGATTTTTATTGATCCGAATGATGTTGTAAAAAGTTATCCGGCAAACATTAATAAGCAGGTGAGAAAATTTATAGGTGAAAGGATGATGGTAGAGTAAATGGAATTCAAACCAGGTAATATTGTAAAAATGATTGATACATATTGGCATGGATCATTAAATGAATCAAGAAAAGATATTGGTAAGTTGTTTGTAATAGAATATTCTTATGGAGAAAAATATGGCAATGGAGAATGCTATGGAGGATATTCGATTCTCAGTATGGAAAATGGATCTAGTTCTTCGTGGTGGGATGATAGTCAGTTAGAGTTTGTAGAAGAAGGAAATATTGATCTTATAGACGAATTAAAAAGGAAATATGAAGAGATTACCAACCAACAAAAAGACATTAAATGGATAAAAGAACATTTTTCAAAAAGTTTACCTACAGATTCTATGCTGACATTATTTCATAAAATTGGATATGAGTCAGCATTTGAACGGAATGGCGAATTCTATTGTTTGGCAATGGATTGGTTATCGTTTTATCCTGCATTTCTTTTATTGTTTGATAAAGAATTTGATTTAATGATAAAACTTCTTGAAACTGGAACAAATGAGAAATATAGAGATAAATATTTAAGAAATTTTACTGCTTTATATAATGAAATTCATGGTACAGACAAAAAGGTTGGTGAGTAAATGGAACTGTTAAAATGTCCCTTTTGTGGAAGCGATAAACTAAAAGTTGGACACAAAACAAAATTCAAAGATCCATGGAAGAAAATTGTAAGGATGAGCTTTTATGTAATGTGTAATAGATGCCACGCAAAAGGAAGTACGATTACAAAAGATATTTCGTATAGTGATGAGACTATAGAAATTTCCAAAGCAAAGAATGAAGCTATTGAAAAATGGAATATGAGGGCAGAATAAAAACGATATTTTATTGGGAAAATAGGAACAATATATTGCGTTCTTAGTAACAATAAGCACAATATGTTGTATGTGAATGGATGGAAATAAATTATGAAAGAAATTAGAAATTTTTTGTGTGATAAGAAACCAGATTTGTTTGATTATATTGCGTCCAGGGATATTGCACAAAAAGACAATTGTGTTATATGTCTTCAGTGGGTTGTTCCATACTCTGGTACATATAGTGAAGTGATTTATGGAAATGAAAGTGATGAAGATTTGGAAGCAATGGATAAGAAACATTATGTATATCCTATGTAAGAAGGGAGAAATAATATGCCAGCAAATGATGATCTTGGTAAAAGAATGAAAGAATATTATGAGCAGATTTCAAAGACAAAATTAATGCGAAGATGTCCGGTTGTATTGAGAATTGATGGTAGGGCATTTCACACATTTTGTCGTTCATTTGATAAACCTTTTGATGATATTTTGATTAAAACAATGCAAGATACAATGAAATACTTATGTGAGAATATTGGGGGTTGCGTACTTGGATATACTCAGTCTGATGAAATCTCTTTACTGCTTATTGATTATAAGAAATTAGATACCGCAGCTTGGTTTGATTATGAAGTACAGAAACTTTGTTCTATATCAGCAAGTATGGCGACTTTAGCTTTTAATAAGTTCTTTTATGATAATGTTGAATTTAGTTTCCAGGAAGAATGCGCAAAGATTAATGAAAAAATTACTAATAAAGAAATTAATTCTGAAGAAGCAGAGCCTATGTTTGATAAATTAGAAGACGAATATTATGATAAATACTATTCTAAGTGTAACAAAGCAATGTTTGATTCAAGATGCTTCAATATTCCGAAAGAAGAAGTAACAAATTATTTCTACTGGCGACAACTCGATGCCACACGCAATTCTATTCAAATGGTTGGACAAGCAAATTTTTCACATAAAGAATTACAGAATAAATCATGTAATGATATTCAAAATATGTTATTAACTGAAAAAGATATCAACTGGAACGATCTTATAACTTATAAAAAGCGTGGAAGCTGCTGTGTGAAAAAAGAATATGCCAAAGATGATATTACACGAACTAAATGGGTGGTAGATAAGAATATCCCTATTTTTAAAGGCGAAGATCGCAGCTACATTGATGATTTAGTATTCGTTGGAGAGTGATATTATAATGAAAGTATACAAAGAAAAGCAGTTTCTTGTTTTCAATTTTGAAAAAGTTGATGATAAAGAGGATGTTAGATAATAAAATGAATGAAGTTACGTTTACAATAAGTCATTGCAATGATTGTCCAGAAAGTCTATTTTGGAAATTTGGACTACATGGAAATGTGTATGTTTGTGGTGCAAATGAAAATGATAATATAAGCATTATCCCAGATTATACAAAAATTCCAAATTGGTGTCCGTTATTAGGTCAGAAAAATTATATTAAGAAAGCAACAGGTGAATTATTATGAAAGATTTCCCGGAGTATGTAAAAGAAAATTTAGACAAGCTCACAAGGGATGATTTGATTTATTTAATTAGAGAATATGATCATACATGGTCCTGTATTGGAGAAACATTGGTTGACCAGAGTAAATGTCATATAAGTGATGAATATGCAATTGATAAGATCAGTAGTTATTTGTCTGAAATTAATAGACTGAATCCAAGAAGTAATAGATTGAATTTAGAAATTAAGTTACGAAAAGGTGAAATTACACCAGATGAATATAGGAAAATTGTGTTAGGTGGTGATTAAAGATGCCAGTAAGTAGTGAAAAATATTATAAACCAGAAGAAGCTTTACAGGATCTACAGGTACAGGAAACGATTTTAAATGTTGCAGTTGATGTACAGGTATTGCTTAGAATTTTAGTTGATAAAGAAATTATAACTAGAGAAGAAGTAGCTGATTATCGAAATGAAGTTAGGAATTCTCCAAAATATAAAGTAGTTGCAGATGATATTCAAAGACAAAAAATTGGATTTAAGGCAGCTAAAGATAATCCACAGGAATATTTGAAAGCAATACTTAAGGCTAAAATGGATGGAAAAATTAATTAAGAAAGGATAAGTTCGAGTCCCATGGGTTAAAATGCACGCAGCTCTTACGATGGTAAGATAGGATGAGAACTTTATTATTATTTCGTGGTGCTCCTGGAGTTGGTAAGAGCACTTATATTGAGAAAAATGGTTTAAAGCCATATACATTATGTGCAGATGATATTCGGTTACTCTGTCAGAGTCCGGTATTATCTGTAAATGGTAACACAGAAATTACACAGAATAATAATGGTACTGCTTGGAAAATATTATTTACTCTACTAGCGGTTAGAATGCAGCGTGGAGAATTTACAGTTATAGATGCAACTAATTCCAATACTTCTGAAATGAACAAATATAAGAAATTATGTCAGGAGTATAGATACAGAATTTTTCTTGTTGATTTTACAGATGTTTCAATCGAGGAATGTAAGAAAAGAAATAGTCTTCGTGCTGCAATGAAACAAGTTCCTGAAGCTGTTATTGATAAGATGTACAATAGATTTAAAACACAGAGAATTCCGTCCGGTATTACAGTAATTAAGCCGGAAGAACTTGATAAAGTGTTTATGAAAAAGATTGATTTGTCCGAATATAAAGTGATTCATCACGTAGGAGATATACATGGTTGTAATACAGCTTTACAGAAATATTTGAACGCAATTGGCGGTATCAAGGACGATCACTTCTTTATATTTTGCGGAGACTATATTGACAGAGGAATTGAAAATGCGGAAGTGGTTCAGTTTCTCTTAAGCATTAAGGATAAACCAAACGTACTTTTGCTTGAGGGCAATCACGAAATTCATCTAATGAAATATAGTGAAGATAAGAAGTCGTTCTCAAAAGAATTTGAATTATTTACAAAACCTGCATTAGATAAAGCCGGTTTCAGTAAGAAAGATCTTCGGCAGCTGTGTAGAAAATTTGCTCAGTGTGCCTATTATACATATCATGGAAATACATATCTTGTTACTCACGGTGGTCTGAGTACAATCCCACAAAATCTTACTTTTGTTGCAACCGACCAAATGATTCATGGCGTTGGTAAATATAATGATGTAGAGCAAATTGCAGATACATTTTTTAATACTACAGATGATCACACTTATCAGATTTTTGGTCACAGAAACACTAAAGGGTTTGATGTTGAAGTAAATCCAAGAGTATATGATTTGGAAGGACAGGTTGAGTTTGGTGGATGCCTGAGATGTGTTGATATTGTTCCTGGTGGAAGTATGACTTATGAGGTTAAGAACAATGTATTCAGAGAGCCAGAAAAATCAGCAAGAACTATGAGTAATAATGTATCTGATGCACTTATTGAACTGAGACACAATAAATATGTTGTAGAAAAACAGTTCGGAAATATTTCTTCTTTCAACTTTAGTCCAACAGCTTTTCAGAAAAATATATGGGATGAGCAGACGACTAAGGCAAGAGGTTTGTTCTTGGACACTGAAAAATTCCAAGTTGTAGCAAGATCCTACGATAAATTTTTCAATATAAATCAACGTGAAGAAACCAAATTTGATACTCTGCAGCGTACATTACAGTTTCCAGTTGCTGCTTATGTGAAAGAAAATGGATTTCTTGGAATTGTTTCTTGGAATGAGTATACAGATGATTTATTTATCACAAGTAAGTCTGATCCTGAAGGACCGTTTTCTGAATGGCTAAAAAATATGCTTTATCGGAAAATTTCTGAAGAAAATCTTGAGAAGATGAAGAAGTATATTAAAGAGAACGATGTCTCTTTTGTATTTGAGTGTTGTGACATGGAGCATGATCCGCATATTATTGAGTATTCAGAGAGTAAGTTAGTGTTGCTTGACATTATATACAATACTCTGGATTTTCAGAAATATAACTATGAGGATATGGCTCATGTTGGCAGAGAGCTTGGGCTGGCAATTAAGAAACAGGCTTATGAGTTATCTACATGGCAGGAATTTTATGATTGGTATTTTGACGTTTTAGAAGAAGATTATGAGTACAGAGGTGACAAGATCGAAGGATTTGTGATCGAAGATGCCAATGGATATATGATTAAGCTAAAACTTACATATTACAACTTCTGGAAGTTTATGCGTGGAATCGCTCATGAGACGTTTAAGAAAGGTTATACAAATAGAACATCGTTGTTGACTACACCGGTTGCAAATGAGTTCTATGCCTGGTGCAAGAAACAGTTTGAAGATGGTAAAGCTGATGGGCTGCCAAGAGATATTGTTACCCTAAGAAAAATGTTTTATAAGGAGAAAGAAAATGTGGATTAGTAAAAATGATTTTAATGGCTTAAAAGATCAGTTTAACAATCTATCTGAGAAAATTGATGAACACAGAGAGACGATTTTTGAGCTTCAAAGGATTATAGAACATTACATCCCAGGGAAAATAACTTATGTTACTTCTAAAAAAGTGGAAGCAAAAACTTATGGTGGAGGTACAGTAATAATAGATCCATTTACATGTTTTTATCAAGATGGTAAAGAATATCAAATTAATGGATTGTACTTACATGATTTGGTAGCAATTGAAACCAAAGGATGTAATGAGAAGGTTTTATATATAAAAGAATCATATAAACCAGAAAATGAAACTCAATATACTACAGAAGAATATGTTGTAGACCTACAAAATCATACTTTTATCAGAACAAAGTAACAATTAAACAAGAAGTAAATTTGTGGTATGATACCGCAGCTGGCAAACCACCTATACTACATCAGTTTGGCAATAACAGCGCAAACTGAACCTAATAAACCGAAGATAAAACTCCAGTTGGTAAAGAATTCTTTAACCATAGGTATCCTCCTTTCAATGTAGCTATTGACAGGTTACTAGGTTTGTCCATTTACCTATTCCGGAGGAGATCATTCTTAATTGAATGGTCATAGATGGTCTTGGTTTCTGCCAGTCCCTTGGGTATGTATCAGATATCCAAACACCTTAACAGGTATTGTACCACATATTTACCATATATTTCAAGAAATTATTATAACTGTAAAAACACTGTTTTACTGAGGAATATTATGACTGAATTAGAAAAACTGAAAAAAGAATTAAATTGGTATAAAGAAAATTATAATACAGTATGCAAGATAGTATATAGAATTTCAGATAGTTTTATACCAGGATATTATACTGTTTTATCTTGTAATGGAACTCAATGTTGTCAAATTTTAGCAGATGAAATTATTAAGTTTGCACCAAAAAGAACTTTGCTAAAAAAATAAAAGGACTAAAGAATTTATGAGTGAATTAGAAGAAAATAATACTGAAGAATACGATGTAGATGAAGACTACGATTATGATTTTGAAGAATATCAAGATGCTTTAGACTATTGCGAAGAGTGTCGTATTTATGGCGATAACTATTATACTGACGAAGATGAAGATCTTGTATTAAGATGTCCTGAATGCAACATGAATCCTGACAGATTGGATGATGATTATATTGACTAATAAGTATTTTCAATATCTTTGTCCAGGAGATAATTTATTGTATTGTCCTATTAAAAGTGAAGAGGTGGAAAATATGATTGATTTAAAAGAGAAGAATGTATTGTGTACAACAAAAGATGAGGCTGCTGCTATTTTAAAAGAGGCAGAAAAACAAGAAATTAGATGGTACGATGGGGATTTAGCGACTGCATACAATCCATTAATTGAACATGGTGGACCTATTGTATTAACTTTTAAATATAATGGCATTAATTGGATTGGCGCAAATGCTACAGATACTGCTAGAGATTTATTGAATCCAGATAGAGAAATGACAGCGCATGAATTTTTAAATAAATTTTTAGATATGGCATATCATTGTTCTAACTGTGAAGAATGTAAAACTATTAAAGTGGATGGATGTGATTACAGATGGTGTGATAGTGATTTATGGACCAAAGATAATATTGATCAGGTTTATGAAATTGTAAAAACAGGGAATAAATTAAAAGAGATATCTAAACAAGCAGCCATAAACAATATAAGCAATTATTTAGATGGTAAAGAGCAGTTGAATATTAATGCGCTGAAATTAGCAATTAAAGTATTGGAGGAAAAAGTAAATGAAAAACAGAACTAAATTAAATATTATACTTGCAACTATTACTTATGTATGTACAGTGTTAGCCTATGTAATTGAAAAAAGAAGAACTCGTGAGTTCGAAGAGTGGAACTATGAAGATGAAGAATAATGAAACTGCAGTTATACTATTTTCATTCTTATTTATGATATTATTTACAGTTTTACCTATATTTATAAAAGATCCTGGGCTTCAATGGGATTTTGGACTTTTGACAGGTTTGAGTTTTGGTATATTTGTTAAGTATGGAGATAAGATAGATGAATAAACGGCAGAGAAAGAAATATGCTAAACGACATGGAACCTATGTGGATTGTAAAGAAACTTGGAACCTTGATTGTACCATTGCAAAATTTATTATACCAAGATTAAAGTTATATAAGAAGGTAATAAATGGCTATCCTGGACGTTTGAATAGTGTTGAACAATGGTATGAAATTATTGATAAAATGATTTATTCGTTTACATATTTTATTGAAGATCATAATGTTGATTTTTCAGATCCAGACTGGAAAGATAAAGAAAAGAATAAATATGAAAAGGTTAAAGACGGATTAAAATTATTTGCAGAATATTATGCAAATCTGTGGTGGTGAGGAGTAAAGATATGATTAGTGCGAGAGAAGCAAAGGAATTAACATTAAAAAATGCAGAAGTAGATATTAAAGATGAGTTGGCAGAAATTGAGAAGGGTATTTTAGAATCTGTTGAAGCAAAAAAGTTTTATACTTTATGCACAAAAGAGTTAAGTAGTGAAGCCGAAAAAATTTTATGTAAACGAGGGTATACTATTTGGACCGATTATTGCGGTATTAAAGGTACCACTAGAATAGTATGGGAGAAACCTCATTAATATGAATAAACGGCAGAAGAAAAAAGTTGAGGACAAATTATTATTTAGAGTTAAAAAATTACATCCTGGTAAAAACGATCTAATTCTTTTGACTTTTAATAATGATAAGATTGATATTGATACGGCATTTACATATTATAATGCAATTATAAATAACTTTGATGACGTTGCAAATTTTGTAATAATTCCAAATGGAATAACATTGAAGCAAATGGGTAAAGACGATGTATTAAAATATATTAATAAAGTAAGGGAGATAATTTTAAATGAATGATGTAGCAGTAAAAGAAAAAAGTTGGAAAGAGTTCCAGGAAAGTGGAATGTTATGGATGGCAAATACAATTTTACAGGTGTTTGGTTGGTCCATTGCTATTGACCAGGATGCAGATGGAAATATTATTAGCGTGTGTCCGGCTAGAGTTAAATATAGAGGATTTACACACGAGACAAATACCAAAGGATATATTAAGACTGCCAATTACATGAAAGAGAATGCAGAAGAGATTCTGAAAGAGGCAATGCAGTAATACATAAAATATGTTTTTTTATTGGAGAAAATACATGAAGATTTTAACTAAAAAAGAATTGCTTGAGGCTCCAGCCGGTACTGTTTATGTAGGATATACACCTGAAATAACAGATGGGGAAATTAAGATTAAAGTTGGAAATAATTGTAATTTAGATTTGGTCCCAGGTTTTGATTGGGTTAATAAAACCGATAAAGAAACTAATTGGTCAACTGATGATCTAAATATTCAAGCAGATTATGATGAAGGTGATTTATTTGCAGCGTTCAGTAAAGCCGAAGTTATGAAGATGATTAATTGTCTATCTTGGGCTTTAGCAGATTGTAAACCGTATTTTAATATGGATGAGGTTTATTGCCCAGGTGGAGCAATTATACACAAACCAGATTGGACTCCAGATTGGACACCGTATGGAGTAGAATGATGAAAGAATATTATAAAGATCAATTTAAGAAATTAATGCAGGAATATCCTGAAGGTGGAATTGTATTTACAGCAGTCGATGAAAGAAATCTTATGGTCACAGATGGTCTGTTTGGTGCAACAGAAGTAATTCCATACGAAGGAGAAGTATTCGATTTTGATTGGAATATTGATGAATACAGAGATGATGATTGGTTTACTGTGTATGATAACAATGATGTACTTCAGATGATTCAAACATTGACTAAAGGATTAAAAATTCCGTTAAAAGATGAAGGTTTACATTTCTAAGCTTATATGTTACTGGACGCAGTGACTATCTATTAAAATATGAGAAAGGATAAAAGTCTCATGAGATAAGCTACGTAGCACTTAATAAGAAATTATATGGCGTTAAATATAGGATATTTACAATCAGACAAAGAAAATAATGAGTTATATACCCCCCTCTATGCTGTAGATCCAATTTTGAAATATATTCCAAAGGATAAAATTATATGGTGTCCTTTTGACGAAGAATGGTCTGCTTTTTATAGGAGATTAAAAGAAGAGGGATATAATGTTGTAAGAAGTTCGTTAAAAGATGGTCAGGATTTTTTTACGTATGAGCCTAATAAATGGGATATGATTGTTTCCAATCCTCCATTTTCTAGTAAAGATAAGGTGTTGGAAAGATTATATTCATTTAAAAAGCCATTTGCAATTCTTTTACCGTTAAATTCTTTACAGGGTAAAACAAGATTCAAATTCTTTACGCAAGGAATACAGTTATTAAGTTTTGATTCTAGGATTAGTTTTCATAAACCTGATAGTATGGATATTGTTATTAAAGGTAGTCCATTTGCAACTGCATATTTTTGTAAAGATTTGTTACCAAGAGATTTAATTGTAGAAGAGTTAAAATTTTATGAAAAATCATTAGTAAGATAGAATTCTAATTTGGCAAATTCTTGTCAGAAAATCCACGTTTTATTTGAAAATTGAATAGAGAGAAAATAGGTAAGTGTAATGAAAATTAAGAATATTAAAGATGTAGAAACATTTCTTAAAGTAGTAGATGAGTGTAATGGTAATGTTACTTTAACATCCGTTTACGGAGATAAATTTAATCTCAAGTCTAAATTGACACAGTATGTAGCAGTTTCCGCTCTGATCGGCAATCACGGCGAAGACCTGGAGCTGTGGTGTACTAGCAAAGAAGATGAAATGAAGTTTTTACAGATGTTTAAAGAAAATCCAGAAATGGTATGAGAAAGTTTTGGAAATAATTGATGTAATGTTGATGAAATGATCAGAAAGGATAAAAGTTAGGTGCGCACTAAGGACATGTCACTTTCTGGTATAGAAAAATTAAATATATGGGAAGTAAATCTCGAATAGCGAAATATATTGTTCCGATTATTCAGAGATATATTGATGAAAATAATATTGATACATATATAGAGCCATTTGTGGGCGGAGCAAATATTATTGATAAAATAAGTTGTAAAAACAAAATTGCTTCTGATAATCATAAATATCTTATCGCAATGTTCAATAATTTAAATAAAATTAACACGTTGCCGGATTTTATTGATAAAGAGCATTATTCTGAAGTAAGAGAATGTTTTAATAATAATTTGAATACGTATCAAGATTGGTATATTGGTGCAGTTGGATTTTTATCTAGTTATAACGGTCGTTTTTTTGATGGTGGGTATAGTGGAATTATCACTACAAAAACAGGAGTACAACGAAATTATTATGATGAAGCAAAAAGAAATTTATTAGAACAAATTCCACATCTAAAAGACATTTCATTTCAATATGGAGATTATGAAGATTTTTATAATAATGTTTCTGGATGTTTGTTGTACTGTGACATTCCTTATAAAAATACAAAACAATATGGAACAAGTAAAAATTTCGATTATGATCGTTTCTGGAGTTGGGCTAAAGATATGAGTACAAGAAATATTGTACTTGTTAGTGAACATAATGCGCCAGATGATTGGAAATCTATTTGGGAACAAGAAGTAAAAAGAACTATTGATAATACAAAAAGAGTAAAAGCTATTGAAAAGTTATTTATATATAGTGGCAAAGATAAGTATTTGACTATAAAGGAGCAATTATAATTATGAATCAAATTTCAGATATTAGTATATATACGTCCAGAATGGCAAAATCATGTGAAGATAAGCTATTCTTTATGAATAAAATTTCAAAAGTAAAAAATATTGTGGATTTTGGATGTGCAGATGGAGCTTTAATTAGAGAAATGAATAAAGTTCTTCCTGATATTAATTATATTGGATATGACAATAATTCTGAAATGATTAAAATTGCACGAAATAAGTCAGTAGATACATCAAATATTAATTATACAAATATATTTCCAAAAGATATCTGTAATAAAAATTCTTTACTTAATTTATCAAGTGTAATTCACGAAATATATTCCTATTGTAGTACCGATGAAGTTAAAGAGTTCTGGGATAATGTATTTTTATCTGGATTTGATTATGTTTCAATTCGTGATATGTGTATTTCTGAAAATGTTTATAGATTTACCAATATAACAGATTATTGGAAATTAATAAATGCAGCAGATAAGAATCAAATTAGAGATTTTGAACATAATTGGGGATCGCTTATGAGAAATAATAACTTTCTACATTTTCTTATGAAATATAAGTATATAGAAAATTGGGATAGAGAAGTAAAAGAAAATTATTTTCCAATTACTTTAGAAGAATTATTAAAGAAGATTCCTAGTGATTATGAAATTGCATATATTGAAACTTATTGTTTACCATATTTAAAATCTATTGTAGAAAAAGACTTTGGAATCAATATTAATGATAACACACATGTAAAATTGTTATTGAAAAGAAAATAAAAGGAGTAGTGAGATTTGCTGCAGCGATAAAATCATGGTTTGCTCCGGATATAAAATGTTAGAAATAAATAAAATTTATAATGAAGACTGCCTTATTGGGTTAAAAAAACTTGACTCAGATGTAATTGATCTTACAGTAACAAGCCCACCATATGATGACTTGAGAAAATATAATGGATACTCATTTGATTTTGATGCAATTTCTTACGAGCTATTTCGTGTAACTAAACCAGGTGGTGTTTTGGTTTGGGTTGTAGGAGATAAAACTAAGAATGGATCTGAAACAGGAACATCGTTCAAACAGGCATTACAGTTTATGAAATTGGGATTCAAGCTGCATGATACTATGATTTTTGAAAAAGCAAATCCAATTCCGCAAAACCATAATCGTTATGAACAATGTTTTGAGTATATGTTTGTGTTCAGTAAGGGTAAACCAAATACATTTAATCCAATAAAGGTCCCAACTAAAAATGCTGGGAAAGTGTTTAATTGGGGAGACAGAAAAACTGTTATGGATGACAATCAATGTCGTAGAGATAGGACGACAGATTTGTATACAGTAAAGCCAGAGAAAATACATAATAATATATTTACGTACAGTGTTGGCGGTGGAAAATCAGGGCATCCTGCTGTATTTCCAGAGCAGTTGGCCAGAGACCATATTATATCATGGTCAAATCCTGGCGATTTAGTTCTTGATCCGTTTATTGGAAGTGGAACTACTGCGAAAGCTTCAATTGAACTTGGTAGAAGTTATATTGGATTCGAAATTAGTAAAGAATATTGCAATATTGCAGAAGAAAGATTGAAAGGAACCAAAAAAGTATGATGATTAAATCAATGAATCATTTTCAGAGCGTATGTAAAAATAAATTTGTAGAATGGTACAACAGGAGTAGTTATGCCAATAAAGGACCAAACGATATTCAGACGATTGGTGTTGATGATGTATTTGTAGTTTGGGCATGTAAAACGCTACAGAACTATAAGTGCATCGTAGGTACTCGTGCCGCAGCTGTTTTAGCAGAATATACATACAATGGTGATGATGGAGTTTTATACGAAGATATTTATAAGAAGATTGTGAATGCAAGTCATTCGGTAGAGTAACGATAAAATCTGGAATTTATCTGGATTAAAAGATCTGGAAAATTAGAAGTAAGCAATATAAAACAATAAAGGATGGAAAATAAAATGCAGATTACAGCGAAAAGCTATTTTAGTGGTGCAGGTGGAATGGATCTTGGAATTGAAGAAGCAGGGATCAATATTCTTGAATCATACGAAATTGATAAGAAATGTTGTGATACGTTAAGAAAAAATTTTAAGCACAAGGTTAACGAAGCTGATATTACTAAAATTACAGTTCTTGATCAGCAAGATGCAGATGTGTATATTGGAACTTTTCCATGTACAAAATATTCAACTGCTGCAGATATTAATGGCGCAAGAACAGGTGATGATTTATTTCTTCATTTCTTTAGACATATTGCATTGGCACAACCAGAAATGTATGTAGTTGAGAATGTTCCTGGAATGATTAAATTTAAAGTGGTTATGGAGGCACTGACTAAGTTACCAGATTATTATGTAAGAATCGAATGTCCTGTAAACGCAAATATGTGGCTACCACAAGAACGTAAGAGATTAATTCTTATTGGTAGCAAAAAGCCATTTATCAATCTGGATTATCCGGACGAAACTCCCTTACGCTTGAAAGATATTATTCAAAAAGACAGTGAAGTAAATATTCCACAGTATGTATTAAATCGTATCAATGGTAATTATAGAGACAAACCAATTGTTTCTGATCCTGAATGTGATGATCTTGCACCAACATGTGTAGCACACTATTCAAAAGATAGAGGAACTAGATTAATTAAAGATGGTAATAGAATCCGACCATATACAGTCAGAGAGTATGCAAGACTACAGGGTTTTCCAGATTGGTTTGAATTTTGTGGAAGTGATAGTGATGCTTATAGACAGATTGGTAATGCTGTTGCCGTTCCAATGGGACGCTGGGTTGGAAGTCAGATTGTAAAATATTTTAATGGAGCGAGGTAAATAAAATGGAAATTGTACAGACAAAAAATAATCATCTTTATAAAGAAGGTGGAGAAAAAGAGTATGGGTGTATATGTAAAAATTGTGGAACCAAATTTATTTTTCAGGAGCATGAGGGCTGTGTACCAAGATGTATAGATCCAAAACCAGAGCAATGTACTATTCACTGCCCAAATTGTAAACAGATTATCAGATATAGTGAGTGTACTGAACTTAAGAGTGAAGAAGATAATTTTGCATTTCATAGAGTGTGGTGATTAGTATGAAAGAAATTCTAGGTTATAATTTGGAAAAATTTTTTAGAAGAATAGAATATCCATGTGATGGCGGAATGTTTGAAAGAACTTATAAGGGTACTGATTATGAAGTTTGGGCAATGACCGATAATATATTTGATATTATTTGTGATTATTCTGAAGATGAATTTGTTGAATTGGCTGGTAAAGACGCATGGTGGAGATCAAGTACAGAAAGTGTTCTTGGAAAACCAACTGCTAGAGCAATTGTAAATGAAAAACGTTTAATTTGTTGGGACGATGATTATTATTTACCTGATGAATATGAAGAAGAGCCATGCAAAGAATATAAATCGCTTACAGAATACTTATGCGATGGAATTGGTGCTTCGTTACCCAAAAATGTTGTTGCATGTGCTATGGATCTTGCGAAATATAATAATATGTCTCTTGGAGACTTGTTTACCGAGTATGAAGGATAAGATTTATGAGCTGGTTAAAATGTAAGATAAAAGAAACATTTTATGGGAGAAAATGGAATGAAAATAGAAGAATATAAAGAAGTGATTTATAAATCGAAAAGTTTTTATGGCTCAGTGTATATTTTGGAAGATAAAGATATTTTGTTAAATTCAATTAACGTATTGGTAAAAGATTCTAGCCCAATAAAAAATATTTGCGATTTTTACATAAATAAAATATCTGAAAATCAATATAAAATTTTTATTCCTGATTATACGATTATTTGCAATGACTTTTTTGTTAATTATAGCGTTTTAAGAGATGTTAAAAAAATTACTTTAGAAAAAGACGAATGTCCAAATGTAACTAAAAAAGAAGATGGAAGTATGGAGATTACTTTTCAAAAAATGTAGGTGATAAAAATTGATAATTGAAAAATCTGTATCAAAAACATACGAAAGACTTTTTGTACAATCATCAATATTTCTTGATAATTATACCGGTATTTGTGGAAGACCATTTATAACATTACATGCATATAAAGATGCTATTTCAAAATGGTATGGTCCATACGAAATCTATATAAGTATTTGCGACTATGACGACTTTGAATATGGAGTTTCATATAAAGCACATAATGAAGAAGAATTCTTTGATGCGTTGCATGAGCTAATAAATTGGATGAGAGATCATGAACAAGGAATCACATACTGGGATGACGTTGTTAGTGGTAATTTATTTCCAGAATTTGAGAATGTTGAAAAGGTGATGTGGTAGATATGAATTTTGGAGTAACAGGTGTTAATCAAAAAGAAGAGTTACTTAAACAATTAAAGACTATTTCAGAAGCACTTGATAAGCAAACTGAGAAGAAAGTATCAAAGATGCGTCCTGTTATAGATTTTAATGGAAATGAAATATATAAACGTGGAGAATGTCCTGTGTGTGGATTTGAATTTAGCTGCTCTAATAATATGAAATATTGCTTTTATTGTGGACAAAAACTTGATTGGAGTGAGGATACAAAATGTTAATTCCAACAGTACCGGCTAAAGAATTTGAAAGATTTGGTTTCAAAAAATGTGTAGGAGAGTACGGAAAATCAGAATGTTATTACCTTTGTGTTTCCAGAGGAATCAAAATGCTTTTTGTGAGCAATAAATATTTTGATGTAAATAACTGGAAGGATGATGATCCGAGGATTCATAAAAAACCAAATTGCAGATACAGAGATAAAAGAACATACTTGGATATTATTTATGAATTGATTAAAGCAGATATGCTAAAGAGTAAGTTTGATAAGTCCAATTAAAAAATTATAAGAGGTGAGACAAAAATGTTAAAACCAGCACAGTTATATGTTGATGAATTAAAGAGAAAATATATAAGGACATGGTATGATCCGGAGTACATGTATTATTCTGGTTGGATTGGTTCGTCTGAATTAAATATTTCAGAAAATACATATGATTCACATAATTTTGCTTCAGTAGACAAAAATGGGAAAATAATTGGTTATATATCTTATTCTGTGAATTATGCAGCAATGAATGCTAATAATTTTGGAGCAATTAGTTTTGATAAAGGTAATGTGGAATTTGCAAAAGATCTATATCAAGCAATTTGTAATGTTTTTGAGAAGTATCATATGAACAGACTTAGTTGGGGCTGTTTTGTTGAAAATCCTGCAATTAGAGGTTATAGGAACTTTATTAAGAAACATGGCGGTAGAGAATGTGCATATTACCGGCAGATTGCAAAATTGCAGGATGGAAAGTTGCACGATAGTGTAGAATTTGAAATATTAGCAGAGGAATTTAAGAGGTAGAAATGAGACTGATAGATGCAGACTTATTAAAGAAAGTAATTCATAGTGCATACTCAGATGATTTAGAAATTCTTGAAAAGATTGATAATCAACCAACAGCTTATGATGTGGATAATGTTGTTGAACAGTTGGAAGAAACAAAAGGTATATATTCTGAACTATCACTTATTTTTAAAGATAACACTGAGATAAAAAAATACATAGGTATGGAACAGGCAATTGCATTAGCACTTGAAATCGTGAAAGGTGAGGTGAAGTAGATGGAGAGATTTCTAATTGATGATGGTATTAAACAGTCAAAGATAGTTGCAAATCGTTATAAATGGAGTGCCGAGAATGCAGACATGGGTTCAGAAGATGCAAATGAGTTACATGCAGATATATGCAATCAATATGTAAAGGAATATGAACAGATCGCAGAGTGGCTTGAAGAATTAAAATCTTACAAAGATATTGGCACTTTAAAAGAATTAAAGGAACTCAAAGAAAACGGTACATTTACTGGATTAGAGCTTGCTAAATTAGCGATAATGCAGAAAGAATTGAAGGAATACAAAGATTTAGAAAAACATGGCTTGCTTGTGAGGCTGCCGTGTAAGGTTGGAGATATGGTATTGGATAACGATTTTGGATATCAGGAATTGTATGAAATAAAAGCATTTTCATATGGATATTGTGACAGCTATGTAGAACCAGATATAGGAACAGAAGATGAAATTATATTTTATTACGAAAACTATACCGGTTCAATAACAGGAGCTTTTCCAATGAGTGAAATTGGTAAAACCGTATTCCTTACCCATAAGAAAGCTGAGGATAAGTTGGAGGAACTCAAAAATGAAATTTAAAGAATTTGAAAACTGGTGCAATGAAAGAGCCTGCGATGGATACTGGGGAATGCTAACTGCCATGGTGTGTATTGATTTAATCGGTAAGGTTAAAAAAGCTCCATTTTGGAAAAGAGAAAAAATCTGGAAAGAAAATTATGAGCAGCAGGTATTGGAAGAGATTATTAATCCGATAGAGAAGAAGTTGGAGGAGATGAAGAAAAAATGTTAAGAATAACGCTAGACGAAGCTATTGCTTATGAAGAAGAAATAGTGGAAAGAGCACGTAGCGCTATGAATTTTGAGTCAGTTGATTCTATTGATAATGATATAAAATCAAATTGTAAAATAATAGAGATACAACATTGGCAACTCATTAAATGGCTGAAAGAACTAAAGTTATATAGAGAGGCAGAAGAAAAAGGGTTAATTAAGCTAACTTCAACTATTGATAATTTTATATACTGTCCGTATTGTGGAAGAAAATTAGAAAGAAATGAGAAAAATAATGAATAATATAGGAAGTAAAGTAGCAGCATGGACATGCAGATCTGCATCGAAATGCTAAAGCAAATGTATTCTATTTCAGATTCTGAGATTGATGTATGGATTAAGAAAAAACAAAAGAGAAAAGTAAAAAAGGATGATAGAAAATGAAAAATAGAGAAAAATATGCAGAAGAAATTAAAAGCATTATCATAAATGGAAATAATGATATTAATCTTTGTAATAAAATCATAAAACCTATTATTCTCAAACAAAATAATATTAATTGTAGTAGTATATCATGTAGCGATTGTAGAATATTACAAATATTATGGCTTGACGAAGAGTATGAAGAACCAGAAGTTGATTGGTCCAGAGTGCCTGTCGATACACTGATTAGAGTAAAAGAAAATAAAATTGACGAATGGGTATTACGTTACTTTGCAGAATATAAAGACGGAAAAATATATGCTTGGGACTATGGCTGTACAAGTAAGACTACAGATTGTGCAGCTATATGGCGATATGGTGAAATTGTAACCGAGGATATAAAATAAACTTTTTATTTGGAGATAAATCATGGAAGAATTGAAGAATGAAAAAAAACGTTTTGTTGATAAAATTCATATAATAACTGACGAAATGGACTCGTATAGTGGAAACACTGATGTCATTGGATGGTACGACTCTAATGGAAGAAAATATTACAATCCTGATGAAATTAAGGAACTATACGAAAATGGAGAGACAGAAAATGTATTTATAGATCCTAGTGGCAAACTAAATATGAGACAAACTTGGTTAGTTTTTAGAGTCGCTTTTACAGTTCAATGCGGCATTCCATTTGGGAATTATGATAAATATCCTAATCTATTAGAATACGCTAAGAAAGTTGGAATTGTTGCTAATAATCCAAGACCAATTAAAATGCTTGCAGGTATTAAAACTGTAAATGAGTATTATGGGGAATATGGTGAAGGTCCAACAGGCACATATAAAATTACATACAAAATAAATGATGATGTTGTTTCTTCATTCAACCAGGAATATCTGACTAAGATTACAAATGGATTTATTAATAGAATCACTCAAGATAATAGCTTAATTTCTATATACAATAAATGCGAATATTATGAGTGGACTCATACAATATACATCTATGGGGTGTCTGAAAAAGACATGGAAAAATCAGAACTAATTAGAGAGTTCAAAGTTTTTGATATGGAATTATTAATGTTAAAATCAAATAATTTTACAACTATTATGAATGCTTATGAAATGGCTTGTCGTGATCAAGGGCAGTATCATTGGATAAAAGAAAAAGGCACTGAGAATGACGAGAAGAAATCTAATTATTATTGGTATGATAAAACTGGAAAGAAAGAAGAAAAATGAAGAATAAGGATAGAATTAAATATACATTAGATCATAGAAAAGCTTTTAGAAAAATTGAGAAGCAGTTATTGGGACACAATACTTTTAGAAGCTTATTCCATGATTTAGATAAAATGTTCTTGTATATGTTTTTTGATTATAAGAAAGTACGCTATTGGCACAGACTCCATATGCCTCATCATAATGTTAAAGCAAAAACACATTCTGATTTTGTACAAATGGTAATTGACTGGGAGTGTGCAAGATATACAAAACCAGACAAGCCATTAAATGCTAGAGAGACGTTGTCAAAATTTTATCCAGAATTAACAGATAAAGTATTGCCGGTAATTGAAGAACTTGGATTATAAAGGATAATTTATGAGTACAAATTTGATTATTAAAGATCGAGGTACCGGAAAGAGTACACAGCTGCTTTATACAAGTGCAACAACTCAATATCCTATATTAACTAAAACAAAAGATAGGGCTGTTAATTTGCTAAAAATGGCTGAAGACTTAGACTTGTGTATTCCGGTACCGTTAACTGAGAATGATATTAAATCAAGAGGAATTAGATTACCTGAGAATATCCTTGTAGACGAGGGATATGATCTAATCGGTACAGCTCTTAATTATTATCTTGGAACACATGTTGTAGCAGTAACACTTTCAGATAAGCTTAAGGAGAGATACGTTAAAAATGATTATAGCAGCGGCAGTTAAATTTTATATTGAGAAAACTGATCAAGAAGTTGTCCTATGTGGTTTGAGACACGATGCTCCATTTAGGCAAATTAGCAGCACTTGGGTTTGAGCCAAAAGTAGGATACAAAGAACTTGAGCAAGGATTTATAACAACTGATGGAGAATTTCTGAATAGAGAACAGGCTTATTATCATGCCGTGAGTTGTAAGCAGATTGAACCTGATAATGGACCGGCTTGGCTTATCTCTGAAATGTTGTGGTAGAATAGAAAATTTAAGGGAGTAATTATTATGTTACATTATAAGGATTGTCAATATGGCTGTGGCTATTCAATTAAAAGTTGTACTAATGATATTTTAAGAGAGTCAAATATACAATATGATGAAGACAAAATAGAAGACAATAAAGATGTTTATGCTTTTGCATATTTAGGAGATGAAAGAGCAATAAATTTATTCTGTAAACCAGTAAAAGGTAAAATAGTCGATTCTATGTTTTATGAATATAAAAAGAATGGAAGCTTGAAGAAAACCGGTGTAAGTGTTGGCGCTAGAATTTATGCAGATACATATGAAGAAGCGATAGAAGGATTTAATGCTCTCGTGAGTGCTAGGATCGAAAAGTTGGAAGAAGAGATTAATAAGGTAGAGGATCTATTTATTAAATAAAATACAATGGAGAAAATACTATGGTATCTATAAAAGAACATATACCTAAAAGTGCTAAGAAAATGCCATGTTGGATTTTTACGCAAATTAAATATGATCTTGTGTATTTAACCGATGATGAAAAATATTTTGTATCAACAGACCATAAAAGAGTATATCCACTAATAGTAGTAGATGGTTGGAGTATGGCGTATCCGTTAGATAAAGATATTAGTCAATTAAAAATTTAGTTTGATTGGAGAAAATTATGGTTAGTACAATTATAGGTATTATTATCATTATAGCTTTTACAATTTTAATGATTTTTCTTATATATTTAATGTTGCAAGAAAAAATTGAAAAAGTTATATATAAAATTCCGTTTATTACTAAAAAAGTAGAACGCCATAAAGTCAATAAACGTATAAAGGATACATTTAATAGCGTTGTTTATGATCAAAATAAAAGAATATCTATGGCAATGATGGAAGGTAAGAAATATACAACATTTATATTTGCAAACGATAATTATTATTTTAACCCATGGAATATGTATAAAAATCAATATAGAAAAATTTTGCTTAATATGGGAATGAAATATTATAAAAAATATAAAATAGATGGAGACAAAATCTCCTGGGATTAAAATTCTTATAGCTGCGATTCCGCAGTTAATTTCCAGCATAAATAAAAATTGAATAGGGAAGAAGGTATTGTAGATGAAATATTTCATTATTTTAATCAGTATGATTTTTTTGTCATATAGTGGATGACTATTATCTTTAAGGATGGTTAGCGTCTGCGAAACAAAAATCGTGGTGGGAGAAAAATGCTCCAGATGATTTATATAAGCATGATTATCTGATGGCGTTATTTATGCATAGTTTTAGTTGGACATTTATGATGATGCTTGCGCCAATCTTGTATGTAATTATATTTGGTGGACATTATTATCCGTTAGTGTTTGTGCTTAATATAATAATTCACATGATTACTGATAATATGAAAGCCAATAAGAAAGAGATTAATTTGATTCAGGATCAGCTAATTCATTTAGCACAAATTGTTGTAACATTTTTAGTTTTCTTTTGGAAGTAGGTAATAAGGAGGAATGGAGAAATGAAGATAACATTTGAAATGGATAACTTACAGGATCTCATTGAAAAATCTGTATCTAAAAATATTGAGGAAGCAGTTAAATCGCAAGTAGAGGATACTATTAAAGAACAGGTAGCAAAACTTGGTGGCGATATTATTTCCGAAGTAGTGACAAAAAATTTCAATGAATTTGTAAATGATTATATTACAAATACTAAAATTACTGTCAGAAAAGAAGATTTCTGGGGCGATGCAGATGTAAATGAATATACAGTAGAAGAATATATTAAGAAGTGTTTAAAAGAACGCCTGGATAATGAAAAATTTAAAACAAAAGATAAATATGGTCATATAAATGAAATTAGTTTCTCTGAATATATAAAAAACAATTATACATCTTATATGGATGATGAAATTAAAAAGAAAATGGATAAATATTTTGACGATATCCGCAAACAAATCAATAAAACAATGAAAGAAACTTTTGATAATACAACAAAGAATATGTTATCTAACACTGTGCTTAACATTCTTACTCAAAATAATACATATCGTCAAATTGAAAGTAATATTAAATCTATTGCAACAAAACAGGATTAAATATGGAAGAAAAGATTATTGGATGTAAATGGAAAGAATGTGAATATGCGACTCAATCTTACTTTGAATTGGACACCGGATACGAAGAGTATGATTGTGAGTTAATGGATAGTGAATGTAATGAATACGAATGTCCAATGGTTTGCAGATATAAAATTGAAGAATAAGGAGTAAAAAATGAACAATAAAAGAAATAGTAGCAGTTCAAGTGGTATGGGAATTCTAGGTGTTTTACAGATTGTGTTTTTGGTACTTAAGCTTACAGGATTAATTACATGGTCATGGTTAGTTGTTTTAACCCCACTGTGGATTAGTTTAGGAATTCTTGTAATTTTCTTGATATGTGTATTTGTAGTAGCATTGCATTATAGATGGAAAAAATAAAAGCTTGGTTTTATGAGTGGTAACACTTTTAAAATAAAGGGCTGAAATCTGACAAGAAAACAGCCCTCTATAAAAAAGGAGAATTATGATTGTTCATACAATCAAAATAGAGAGTTGAATCTAATTAAAGAAACAACTCTCTATCATGACTAAAACTGAATTATTAAAGCAAACTGCAGTAAGGCAGGAAGTTATTTTTTACGATAACTTTTGTCCTTGTATAGCATACGAGTTATATAATTTACTTTTTCATCTGAAAGCTCAGAATGATGGCAAATCATATGTATTGCATAGAATTTTATCGTGTGGGACAAAATCAAATACAATCCGTATGTACCAAGGCATGAGAATACAAACTTTAGAAAATTTAGCATCTCAATACCTCCTTATTCAGTTTTGCTTTTCTAATTCCAATCAACCGTCAAGTTGCGGTGGTTGATAAGTTTAACAGTAACATAGAAACCTATATTTTTCAAGGAGAATAAGATTAATGAACATATATCTTCTTAGCAATGATAAAAATATGACCGATGCATGGAATGAAGCTTTTCCAAGAAATATTAATACAGATGAAGTATTTGTTGAAATTGTTTGTGATTCATTTTCTAATTTCATGCACACACACTCGAATATAGATTGTGTTGTTTTACCAGGAAATTCATATGGAATTATGGATGGTGGATATGATGCAGCAATTATTAATTACTTCGGTGAAGAATTAATGAAGTGTGTTCAAGAAAAAATTCATGAAGAATGGCTAAATGAACAAGTAGTTGGAACAAGTATTATTGTAAAAATTCCAAATTGGCATGTAAAGAAAGAAGAACATGATGTAGAAGAACCTATGTATTTAATACATACACCAACTATGAGGGTACCAGAAGAAATTAAAGATAAAAGTGTTGTTTATCAATGCATGAGATCAACTTTGATTATGGCTAAAAAAGAGAACATACAAAATATTGTTATCCCAGCATTTGGAGCGGCAACAGGACGTGTACCATATTTTACTGTTGCAAATTTAATGTGCCAGGCATTTATAAATGTGTTTCTTATGAATTTAGATAAATATAATGATTGGAACTGGGCTGATTATGTAACAGCAATATTAAAACTATGTATAGGAGAAGAATAAGTGACTAAAGCAGAATTAATTTTCTATGAGATGACTGATAGAGAAATTTTTAGTAGAGCTAAAACAGTTTATGAGAAGTTAGGGATGAGTGAAAAAGGACTTCTCTCAGTTATGCGTCCAACAATGGGTTCCGTAACAATTCTTTCAGTGGATCTAACAAATAAGATCAGAGATGCTGTAAGTATGCAGTATGACGATTTTCTTGCAGATGACTATATTGAAAGAGCGAAGAAAATTCAGAATGAAATGAAAGAAAAGAGAGAAGAAAGTATTGGAGAGCAGAAAGTAAGTAATTCATATATTGATAAATTTAATAAAGAGGTACAGGACTCAGACAATGATTTTGAAAGAGAGTGTGCTAAAGAAATTATCAGACTTATAAAGTTACTTCCTGATAAATCTGCCAAGAAACTCATTAAAAAATATTTTGAATAGAAAATAAGGAGAAAAATTATGAAGATGTATGATCCGGAAATCTGGAAAAATGAGAACAATGGATATGAGGAACTTGTTGACAATATTAAGAAAACTTTTGCATCAAAACTAAAAGACAATGTAAAAACACCACTGTTTAGAACAAGCGTATCTGACTTATTTGACACATTTCTTTACTATCTTCCAGATGCTTGCAAACAGGAATATACATGTAGAGCTTGTAAACACTTTGTAGATCGATTTGGTGGACTTGTATTTATTAAAGACGATGGAACAACTGAATCTGCTATTTGGAACATTGAAAATATCCCTGGGATGTTTATTGAGCCAATTACACAGATGAAAGAGATTGTTGAGTCTGCTCAGGTCCAGGATGTATTCGTATCAGATTATGTGGATCTTGGAACATATGATACAAATGGATTCCATCATTTTTCTGCAAAACTTCCAAGAGTGATGATTAATACATCAAGAATAAAAAATGCTTCACAGGTATCTGCTGAGAAAGCTGAAGATTATGGAATGCTGAAAAGAGCACTTGAGAAGTATTCCATGCCACAGATTGATCAGGCACTTAATTTATTAGAATCCGGAAGTTTATATAGAGGTAGCAGCTATGTAGCAATGTGTAAATGGTTCAAGGAAACAAAAGAGAAGATTGCTTCTATCAATGATCAGCCACAACACACTAATATGATTTGGAAATATGCTGCTACAGCTCCAAATGGATTTACTCACATTTCCGGAAGTATGTTAGGTACATTACTTGATTATATTGTAGATGGAGATGACTTTGATACAATCAAACGAAAATTTGAGACAAATATGAGTGCTGAGAATTATAGACGTTCACAGTCTGCACCTACTCAGAGAGCTGTTGAAAGTGCTGAAAAACTTATTGAAAAACTTGGTCTTGCAGATTCACTTAGAAGAAGATATGCAAAACTGGATGAGCTTCCTGAGAATGAGTTTATTTGGAAGAGTAAAACTGAGAAGAAAGAGGAAGTAAAGACTGGAGTATTTGCAGGAGTTCAGACTAAAACTACAGATAGTAATGAGACAAAATCTGTAATTCCACAGGTGACTATGACATGGGACAAATTCAGAAAAACAATTCTTCCTACCGCAGATAAATTGGAAGTAAAGGTTGATGGAACAACTCATCTTATGGGAATGGTAACAGCTGCGGTTCCGGAAGCTGAAAATATTATGAACTGGGACAATCCGTTCTCTTGGTATTACCAGAGTGGTATTGATTCTGTCATCCGTGAGAGACTTGAAGAAAAAGGTGCAAAATATGAAGGTTGCGAGATCAGATGCTCTCTAATCTGGAATACACGTACCGATCTGGATGTACATTGCATTTGTCCTGATGGAGTAGAAATTTATTTTGGTCATAAAAATCATGGATATGGTTCATTGGATGTTGATGCAAATGTTAATGGCGAAACAGTAACACCTGTCGAGAATATTCGTTGGGCAACTGGTACTGCTCCAGAGGGACGTTATAAATTCTTTGTCAATAACTATACAAATAGAGCAACCCAGAATCCATATAAATTAGAGCTTGAAGTAAATGGAAAAATTTATACTTATAATGGAAATCTTATAAGCGATGGTTATAGAAGAAATACAGACGTAGTATTTGAATTTGATTATAAGCATGGAGAAGATCCTAAGTTTACTGCAAATTCTAAAAAGACAGAAACTAAAGAAACTTGGGGAATCAGCAACGGATTCTCAGAAGTTGTTGCAATTATTCCGTCTCCAAACATGTGGGGAGAAAATCCATATAAACGATCTGGTGAACACACTTTCTTCTTATTGAAAGACTGTAAAGATATGACAGGCGGAGTTGGACGTGGTTTCTTTACTGAGATGCTTAAGGGTGATCTACAGGAAATTAGGAAAACACTTGAAGCGTATACTGCGTCAACACCTATTGAGGGTGAAGATGAAGCAAGTGCTTGTGGTGTTGGTTACAGCAAAGACAAAGAATGGAATTTGATTATTAAAGTAACTACTGGAAACACTGTAAAAATGATTAAGGTAGATAGGTTTGATTGATATGACGATTGAAGAGATTAAGAAAAAAGTAGCTGGTCCGGACTATGATTTTCTGAGAAATAATGAACACCTTGGCTCCAACATTATTTTGTTGGGGCTAGGTGGAAGCTATGCATATGGACTGGAAAATCCAAATTCTGATGTTGACATTCGTGGAATTGCTTTAAATTCAAAAGAAGAAGTATTACTTGGACAGGATTTTGATAATGTACGAAACAATGTACTTGATGTTGAAATTAAATCATTGAAAAAGTATGTATATCTTTTAACTAAAGCTGATCCTGGTACATGCGAGTTATTAGGACTTAGAAATGAGCATTATTTATACATGTCTCCAATTGGCAAAGAACTATATGAAAATAGGCATTTATTTATGTCTCAGCTATGTGTACATACGTTTACCCAATACTCACGATCTCAGATTCGTAGAATGCAAAATAAATCTGCAAATGCATCTGATCAAGAGCAGAAAGAAAAGCATATCTTACAAAGTATTGAAGCTGTAAATCAATGGGAAAAAGAAAAATACTCTCCATATGACGACAATAGTATCAATTTGTATATTGATGATTCTGTTAGACCAGAATTTAATAAAGAAATTTATATGGATATTAATCTCAGACATTATCCATTAAGAGATTGGTGCAATCTTTGGAATCAGATGAAAACAGTATGCAGTAGTTATGACAAAAACAATAAACGTAATAATTATGCTGTAACTCATGGGAAAATTTCTAAGCATATGAGTCATCTTTTAAGAGCTTATGACATGGGAATTGAGTTATTAACCACAGGAGAATATTGCACATATAGAGAAAATAAGACAGAAAGAGAAGAACTGCTTGCTGTTAAGCGTGGTGATTTCACTGACGGAATTACTATCAAAAAGGAATTTTATGATCTTCTTGATCAAAGAGAAGAAAAGCTTCAGGAAGTTATAAAGCAGACAAAACTTCCAGAGAAGCCTGATTATAAGAAAATCAATGAGTTTGTTATGTCTGTAAATGAAAGAATTGTGAAAGGAGAAATTTAATTTTGTACGGTTTAAAAAGTAGTGAAGTAGAAAAACAGAGAGAAAAGTATGGTAGTAATAAACTGCCAGAGAAAAAGCTGAAAACAGGGTTTCAATTCTTTATGGAAACATTTGAAAGTCACATAAATCAGATTCTTTTAGCAATGATGATTGTATTTACAGTTATTGCAGTGTTTGGACAGGGATCTTATTCAGAACCGATTGGTGTTGCAGTAGTATTATTGGCAATCGCATTGTTAGGAATGAACACCGGACTGAAAAGCCAGAAAAGTGCAAAAGAGTTGAAGGATAGGACATCAGTTCATTATTGTAATGTAATCAGAAATGGAAAAATCGAGCATATCAATACAAATGATTTGGTTGTCGGTGATCTGGTTATCATTCAGTCCGGAGAAGCCATTCATGCAGATGGATATCTGGTAGAAGGAAATATAAAAGTTGACAACTCTGTATTGAATGGAGAGTCAGAGCCTTGCAAAAAAACAGCATGGGATAAAGAAGATTCACCTATCACATTTGGTGGTCAGAGAAAAGCGGATTCAAGTGATTATACAAATTCTTATGCACTGTTTTCCGGAACAACGGTAACAGATGGCGAAGGAAAAATGATTGTAACTAACGTTGGTGTTGACACAGTAAACGGTCAGACAATTTCGACCATTGATGAAATCGAAGAAACAAAGACTTCCCTGGAAATCCAGTTGGAGGATCTTGCTGGACAGATTAGTAAATTCGGATATATCGGAGCTTCAATCATTGTTGTAGCATTGATCATCACAAACATTATCCAGTACGGCGGTATCGCTGAATACTTTGGAATGGGTTGGATTGGTATTCTGAAGAATATTCTTACCATTGCAGTAACTGCGCTTACCATTATTGTCGCAGCAGTACCAGAAGGACTACCGCTTATTATTAATCTAATTACTGCGCAGAATGCAAAAGTAATGATTAAACACAATGTCCTAGCTAAACACACTAACAAGATTCCAGAAGCAGGTAATATTCAGTTACTTTGTACCGATAAGACAGGAACTCTTACAGTAGGTAAACTTGTGCCGGTAGAGAATGTAATGGGTGATGGAAACCCAGTACCGGAAGGAAGTATGACAGACAATCTGTTTAAGCTGAATGTGGCATTAAACAGCAGTGCAATGTATGACGAAAACAACGACATTGTAGGCGGAAATGCCACAGAAAGAGCATTGCTCACGTTGGTTAGTAGAGAAGAATACAACATGGTCACTGATTCAGTGAATGTGTCAAATAGAAAGAGTTTCAACAGTGCAAATAAGTTCAGTGCAGTTGAGACAGATGGAAAAGAAGGAAAGATTACCTATTACAAAGGTGCGCCGGAAAAACTGATTGACGCAGCAATTTCCTATGAAACAGCAGAAGGAATCCAGCCAATCGACAAAGACAGGCTGAAAATTATCGTTAAAGCATATGCTGTAAAAGCAATGCGAGTTATCGCAACAGGTTACAGCAAATCCACATTACCAGAAGAGGGATTCCCAGATGATCTTATTCTTACTTCGCTGGTTGCAATTCGTGATGATGTTCGTCCGGAAGTACCAGAAGCAGTGGCAAAAATGCACAATGCAGGAGTTCAGGTCATGATGGTAACTGGTGACGTTATCGACACAGCGAAAGCTATCGCAAAAGATGCTGGATTGATCACAAGTGAATCTGACATTGCAATGTCAGCTATTGACTTTGATGCATTATCAGACGAAGAGGCAAAAGAAAAACTTCCTTATATTAAAGTTATTGCTAGAGCAACACCAAACACTAAACTTAGAATTGTACGTTTAGCTCAAGAACTTGGTTTATGTGTTGGTATGACAGGAGATGGGACTAACGATGCTCCAGCATTGAAAGCAGCAGATGTTGGATTCTCAATGGGATCTGGAACAGACGTATGTAAGGAAGCTGGCGATATTATTATCACAGATGATAACTTTGTATCTATCACAGATGCAGTTCTTTTGGGAAGAACATTTATGCACAATGTTATGAAGTTTTTAAAATTTCAGTTACCTATCAATATAGGTCTAGTAATTCTCAGTATCTTATATCCAATTATTATGTCTGTGGAAGCAATTGCTGCAGTGCAGATTCTTGTAATTAACATTGTTATGGATTCTCTTAATTCCCTTTCCTTTGGTGGAGAACCTGCGAAAGACGAATATATGAAAGAAAAGCCTATTCCAAAAGGATCAAAACTTCTTTCAAAAGAAACTATCGGTCAGATTGCAGTATCAGTTGTGGCATTTATTGGAATCTTTGGTATTACTTTGTTACCATCGGTACAGAAAATTTTCGGAAACAATGAGCCTGTTTATGCTACAGTCAGATTTGCACTACTCATTATGATGGCAACATTCAACGGATTTAATATCAGAACGGACGGATTCAATCTGTTTAAGGGTATTGGCAAAAATAAACTTTTCATCGAAATTGCAGTTGTAATTTTTGCTTTAACATTTGTTTTAGCACAGTTCGGTGGAGATGTTATGAGATGTACAGCAATGTCAGGTACACAGTGGGGTGTGACAGTTGTTTTGGCATTTATGATTATCCCAATTGATTTAGTACGAAAAGCTGTTATAAAAATTAAAAGAAAGTAGAAGTAAGGTATATGGATAAAGAATATAAAATTGTTGAAAATATAACTTTAGTTTGTTATTCAATTGGTTTGATACTTGTATGTATAACAAAATTTGTTCCATTTATATTTTTTACTTTATTAACATACCCTATATCATTAAAAATATTAAAAAAATAAAAAGGAGAAAAAAATATGGGATTTTTTGGAAAATTGTTTGGTAAGAAAGATGATGTAGAAGAGGTGGCGGTTGATACCGCTGCTAAATCTACAGAAAAAACTGAAACACAAGCTACTTTTACAATTGATATGTCTAAAGAACATTTAAATAATGTTCTAATTGATATGTCCAAGGGTAGCAAGATTGATATGACTAAACATACCGCTAGAGTCGCATTAGCTATGGACTACTCAGGAAGTATGGATTGGCTTTTTGATAATGGTTCTGTACAGAAAACTGTATCAAGACTTCTTCCAATCGCTCTTAGATTTGATGATAATGGCGAACTTGAGAGCTGGTTATTCTCAAATGGATGCAAACGTTTAAAAGCAGTTACAGAGAATAATTATTCAAATTATGTTAAAAAGGTTATGAAAAAGTCTGGTATGTATATGGGTGGAACAGAATATGCACCTGTATTGGATGAAGTTGTTACATATTATAAAGACATTGAGCCAAGTGAGATTCCTGCGTTTGTAATTTTTATTACAGATGGTGACAACTCCGATCATGGAGCAACAGACAAGATTGTACGTGAGCTTTCTAAGTATAACATTTTCGTGCAGTTTATCGGAATTGGTGACGACAATTTCAGTTACCTCAAAAAACTTGACAAACTTGATGGAAGAGAGGCAGACAATACAGGTTTCACTTCTGTAGAAGATATGGATAAGATGACAGATGAACAGCTTTATACAGAGATTCTTCGTCAGTACAAAGACTGGCTGAATAATAAATAATTTTAGAAATAGGAGAATATAACTATGGCAGTTATTAACATGAGCAAAAATCAGAAAATTAGTATGGTAAAAGAGGATGGTTCTGCAGTAAAGAATTTTTTCATCGGAGCCAACTGGGATCAGAATAGATATGCTGGAGAAGCAGACATTGATTTTGATATTAATGGACTTTTAACAAATCAGGATCGTAAAGTTGTATATCCAGGAGATCTTGTTAACTACAATACATATGGCGATGGAAGTAAATATCCATGGGTAGAGTATTCTGGAGATAATCGTACTGGCGATGATACACAGGGAATTGTATTTAATGGTAAACATTATGATGAATATTTTATTGTTCATGCAGATACATTTCCTAAAGATAAGACAGACTTCACTGTTTGTCTGACTATTTTTAGAGCCGTACAGAGGCTTCAGAACTTTGGAATGGTGTCTAACGCTATAATGACGATTTGCGACTATGATAATCCAGATGGTGATAAATATGAGTATGACCTTTCTGAAAATGAAAATTTTGAAAAACTAAATGCTGTAGAAATGGGAAGACTATATCGTTATGGCGATGGATTCAAATTTCAGGCACTTGGCTCTGGTTATGTTGGTGGAATGACGGAGCTGTTTAAGAACTTTGGGCTTGATATTGATGAGGGTAGAGACTAATGAGATTAGAAATTGTAGCAGCGATTGTTATTCTTGCTTTGATTGGAATTATTGTATTTGCAAGGACAAAAACAGGGAAAAGATTAAGACTTAGAGCTTCTGGTACAGCTGCAGAGGCTATTACAAAAGATGCTTCAACACCAGAGGGCGCAAAAGCTTATTATAACGTAGCAATTGAAAAAAAAGAAGATGATCTTACTCAGGCAAATACTATTTATTCTCAGATGCTTGGAAAGATTTCTAATTACGAAGATCAGCTCCGTGGTTATAAAAAAGATCTTATGAAAGCCGAAATTAATGTGAACTCTTGTGTAGAGAAAAATGATGATGATGGTGCAAAAGTTTATCTTAAAGAACAGCAGGATTTAGAAGAAAAAGTTACAATCATCAAAGATGCTCTTGTTGGATTGAAAGAAAATGCAAAACTCCAGGAAGAGACAGTAAATACTATTAAGACTCAGTTGTCTGATCTTAAAGCAGAAAAAGATAATGCAATTCTGACACTTGAAACAGCGCAGGTAACAAAATCTTTGCAAGCGACACCAGGTATGTCGTCCTTAGAAGAAGATAAAATGCTTGAGAAAGTGCGTGATGGTGTTAAAAAACAGAAAGAGGCAGCTGATGGTACAAAAATTGCTTATGAAAATTCCGCATCAGTGCAGAAGCAGCGTCTTGATCAGAAAATGAAAGATGAAGAAATTGAGAAAAAATTAGCTGAATTAAAAGCTAGAAAGAAATAGAAATAATAAATAGTGGAATGTTGGCTTAGAAGCAGCCATCATCTAAGGAGTAGGGCTTTAAGTCTAAAGGTATGAAAAACTTCAATCGAAGATAAACGAGTAAGAGAATAGGATGTAAAGAGTTATGATACGTCACCCCTTAACAGGTAAGGATAAGTCCCCTTTTGGCGTAATAGCACACCACTATTAATATTTTAGATGCATTTAAAAATTAAGTCGTGCAGTGGCAGAATGGATATATGCGTATAATAATGCTTTATTTACAAAATTAGGCATATTATAATGGCGAATTTATGTCAATAAACAAAATTGATCAAATTTGCTTATATAGGGTTCAAATCCCTATCTGCACATTAAATCTTAAAGAAAGGAGAGTAAAAATGATAGAGGGTATTGTATTACCAGAGTCCGTAAAATCTATATTTTACGTGCTTAATCGTAACGGTTACGAAGCCTATATTGTAGGTGGAGCAGTGCGTAATTCTATTATTGAATTACCTGTGCACGACTGGGATATCTGCACAAACGCCTTGCCGGAAGACGTATGTAAATTGTTCCGTAGCAAAGGATTTCGTGTAGTAGAAACAGGCTTGCAGCATGGTACTGTAACTGTCATGGTAAATTATCGTGGGTATGAAATAACTACTTATAGAACCGATGGGAAATATACTGATAGCCGCCATCCAGATTCTGTAAAGTTTGTTGGAAATATTCACGAAGGTTTGGCAAGACGTGATTTTACAATGAATGCAATTGCCTACAATGACGATGATGGATTTATTGATCCATTCAATGGACTAAAAGATATTGAGAATAAAGTTATCCGATGTGTAGGTAGCCCTACAGATAGGTTCAAAGAAGATCCATTACGTATTATGAGAGCTGTAAGGTTTGCTGCACAATTAGGGTTCCATATTGAAAACTATACCAATATTGCAATGGTACAAACAAACGATGGTCTGAGTAAAATTTCTGCAGAAAGAATACAATCAGAGCTGTGTAAGATTCTTATTTCAGATCATCCTGAATACGTACTTGATTATTATATTGATATTTCTCCGGCAATCCCTGAGCTAAGTAAAATAATGGGATGCTCCCAGAATAATATGTATCACATTTATGATGTGTGGAATCACACCAGATTTGCATTAACAGCTTGTAGAATACATGAATTAGAGACCAGACTTGCTATCTTATTGCATGATATTGGTAAATCAGAATCAAAAATGGTAGATCGAGGAATTGAGCACTTCTATGGACATGCTGTTAAAAGTTCAGAAATTGCTGACTCACTACTTCGTAGACTTAAATTTTCTAATGAAATCAGAGAATCCGTAGTCGAACTTGTGGCAAGCCATGATATGACAATTATACCAAAACCAAATAAGATTAAAAAATATCTGAATAAACTTGGTGAAGCACAACTTAGAAGATTGTTAGATGTAAGATTCTGCGATATTATGGCTCACAATCCATATTATGCAAAAGAGCGTTTATGGGAAACTTTTCGTGCAGAAGAAATATTAAATGAAGTTCTGGCAGAAGAGAAGTGTTTTTCTATAAAAGATTTAGCTATAAATGGGAAGGATATTATGGAGCTTGGAGTTAAAGAAGGACCAGATGTTGGAAAATGGCTCAACTATGCTTTAGATGAAGTCATTAACGACAGATTGGAAAACGACAAGGAAGATATTCTAAACGATATTGATGCTAAATTATATACAGAAAGAGAAGAAGGTAATGACGAGGAAATGCCCTAAATGTGGTCAATATATGAGTTCTACAATTAAATACGATTATGGATACCATATTGTTGTGCATGAGTGTTCGTGTGGATATTCTGAGTTGCAAGAATGGATGAAATATAGCGACAAACTAAATTATGATAATGTTACAAAAACTTGTAAAGATTCAATCGGAGGTATTTAATGAGATTTTATATTGCAGATAATCATTTCCATCATTCACGAATAAATGATGCTATGGATAAGCGTGGGTTCGAATCACTTGAAGCGATGCATGATTATATGATCAAGCAGTGGAATTCTGTAGTAAGAAAAAATGATGAAGTTGTTATACTGGGTGATTTTTCACTTGGCAAAGGTGAAAAAACTAACGAAATACTTCACAAACTAAATGGGAAGAAGTTTTTAGTGAATGGTGGACATGATAAGTTTCTACAAGATAGGAAATTTGATCAGTCATTATTTCAATGGATTAAACCTTATGCAGAAATGCATGATGACGGAAGAAAAGTAGTTTTATGTCACTATCCAATATTCTGTTATAATGGACAGTTTCGTACTGATAAAGATGGTAAACCTATTACTTGGATGCTGCATGGACATACTCATCTTACAGAAGACCAGGAATTAATAGAACAATTCAAAGACGTAACGAGAAGTACATTACGTAAATCAAAATATGATGATGAACCAAAAACAATTCCTGTTCAAATGATCGACTGTTTCTGCATGTTATCTGACTATAAGCCACTTACATTGGATCAGTGGATTGAGATGGAGCAAAGCGGTGTTATCAAGGATTTAATTGATAAACGATGGTATTACGATGATAAGAGGAAAACTGAATGAGTATTTATATTCCTGAGAAGATTAAAGTAGGGTATCAAAACAGAAATGATACTTACACTAAGAAGCTTGCTTACGTAATCTATTATGATGAAAAAGGTAAGCTTCGTAAAGAAACAAGCTGGAATAGCTGGAGAGATGAAAAAATTGAACCAGATGATTTTGATAATGAACCAACTAGAGGATTTGTATTAAATAAAAAGGTTGGCGGTGATAGATATGGTTGGAATCCCAGACAGACATATACTAGAGTGTATGATCCTAGGGGATTTGAATTTGAGATTACTATTCCAAATTTACTGTTCATTTTAGAACACTGTGATTGTCTAAAAGGTAAGGGTTTGGATGGAGAATTTGTATATGGATGGGACGGAAAGGAATTAGTTCTGATTCCTGTAGATTCACCAGATTACAAAGAGATAAAGAAGCATACAGATAAAATTCAAAATGGGAAGAGATTTAAAGGTAAGGATCTTATTATTGGAGCCACATATCTAACAAAAAATGAAGAGAAATGGGTATACATGGGTAGGTTCGATAAATGGGAGAAGCTTACAAATTGTTTTAGAAAAGGTTGGCGTTGGTCGTTAAATGATAAGGACGGAAAGTGGGAATTTGATTTAGATGACACATGGACATTGATGCCAAATGATAAAAACACTGCATACAAGCATGTGAATAAAGGTAAATATTACTGGTTTCGTTCAGTTGATAACAACAATTATATTTCATTTCAAAGATATTGTTTTGAGACACGAAAAAATATTGGTGATATTTTGATTGATTGTGTAGATGAAAAGCCATCACAGAATTATGCAGAATATTTCGATGATCTTGAAAATAACCATTTTAATTATAACCCAATTAATTTTACATCTGAAACATTACTTGATTTACCATACGATAAATTTATTGAGCGCATAAAGAAATACAAGTATACAAGTTTCTTAAACAGCTATTACGAAGAAATAAAAGTAATTGATAAAGGTAATGGAACATATTTATGTCAAAATAAAGAATATCTGCCATCAGAATTATATGAAAAGATAAAACCAAAATATAATATATATCAGCATATTGATGGCAAAGAGTTCCATAATTATTATAACAATTATTTATATTATTAAAAAGCCTGCAAATAAAAAGTCAAGGCTAAATTGAAGAACATTGAAAATTTTATACAGGTTGAAAATTAGGTATCAAAATAAGACCACCACACCAGTGCTGGTCTGAAAAGCATAATGATGATTAGACTTCTGGAAGAGAAGAAAGATATTCTTTCACTCTACCATAGTAGATTCTTAGAAACTTGTTGGCACCAGCCGTCATATAGACATAATAGGGTTTGCCTTGAGCACGTTTCTTATCCAAAAACTGATATACAGGATCATCTTGAGGATGCGTTTTAATTAGGACATCCATTACCTGAAATAAAGCCTTTCTAAGATCAGAGGAACCTCGTTTTGAGGTAGGAACACTTTTTTGTTCATAGCTTCCTGATTCATTAACACCAGGGTCTACACCTGCAAAGGCGGTAATAGCACCTTTGTGAGTAAAACGGGAAACATCACCAATCTCAGCCATCAATTGAGGTCCAAGTGATGTGCCGACTCCTTTCATTGCCATAACGACAGGGTATTCAGGAAGTTTGGATGCAGTTTCATTCATAAGTGTGCGTAGTGATTCAACAGTTGTAGAAGCATTGTCAAGCTGGTTTACAGCCTGCTTGATAATAAGCTTTGTAATGGCATCCTTTGGAAGTACAGGAACAAGTTCCTTTGCTTTTCCATAGATT